GTACTCAGGCAGCAGTTCCCACAGCGGAGGCCATGCCTTCAGGGCAGGAGCCAGTGTCGAGTAAGAACTAAGCACCTTGGATACACCCTCGGTAAACTCCGATGCCTGTGTACGGATGTTAGAGCAGCGTGTCCTCCACGCGACAACCTCTGCATGGAGTTCGTCCCACACAGGGTCACGATTAAGTGCGACGTAACTGCCGTAACTGCTCTTTTCCGCAGGTGCATCAGATGGCAACTGTAGCGGCCAACGCTTGTTCGTGGATAGTTTGAACCGGATGTTGACACCCTGACTACCAACGCGGGTTACCTGTATACTATTCGCTGGACTAAAGAACTCCATCGGAAGCTGCTCCATGATGGGGATATGCTTACCGAGTAGCTTCTCATAGACATAGTCACCCCAGCGTTCGCTGTTGGGGACGCTCTCCTCTGCCGCCCTGATCCGGTCGGTAAACTTACCCTTAGCAGTGGCGAGGATGTCTTCTGTCAGCTGCTTAGTTATACGTACTACTGCCATTGTCGTTCTCCATATCATCATACAAATTGTCGAGGCTCTCATATGCCTGCGCCAGAAACTCATGCTTGGGGACGTCACTCTGTGCGGCACAGTCAGCCAGAAGGTACAACAGTGCAGTCACTACCGTACCCATCTCATAGCCAGAGCATACCGTACCGAGTTCGATAACGAGGGCACTAAGGCCCTCGGGTTCATCGTCATGTTCATCAATTACCATTTGATCACTTCTCCAAAGGGTGCCTTCTCAGCGCCATCGCTGACCCAAAGCACGGGGTAGTCAGGCTCCGGACCAAAGTCGGAGCAATACAGATCGGTCAGGAATATGCAGGCAACAGGCTCGATGCCATGCTCCTCAGCATAGCGGAACACTGGGCTAAACGCAGTGCCGCCACCACCATGCGGCTTGATATCCAGCACGTCACCGGGTTCATAGACCTCGGCATGAGCCACCTCGCTATCGAAGTAGACAACATGCAACTTGGATGGACGGAAGTGCTCAAACACCTTGGTCACCTCAGCCGCTGCCTGACTGATCTGTTGTGGTGTGATTGAACCGGAACAGTCCACTGCCCACAGCATCTCACCCATGGTCTCGCCGGACACGCTGGGCAGATAGATACCCTGCGATATGAACCGCCTGTTGGGACGGGCAAAGGTCCGGCTATCGTTACGAGCTTTCTGCATGAACCGCCACATGACATCGGCCCAGTTGACCTTGGGCTGGAGTACCTCATCGACCAGACGCTGCATGTTGGCAGACAGTTTGCCCATCATCTTGGCAGCCTGTGCTGCCTGAGCGACCTGCACTTTCATCTCGGCAGCGGCCTGTGCCTGTTCAGCTGGGCCACCATCTGCATCAAGGCAGTCATCATAGGCTTCGCCACCGCCACTGTTGTCATCGTCCTCATCAGGCAACAGGTTATAGATGCCCTCTGTGGACCCATTGCCTGCGGTGTACAGGCTGGGATCGAGGCAGCCGCCTTGGATGAACTTGCCGATCCCTTCTCGTGTCAACAACTCGTTGATCACATAGTCAGCGGCCTTGTTCCAGCGGTTCTGGTCACGTGCACCACGCCGGTAGTTGTGCTCCAGCATGGGGTGAAAGCACTCATGAGCCACGAGAAACTTAAGTTGTTCGTCACACAGTGGGTCGATGAAAGCCGGGTTGAACTTGACATACTTGCCGTTGGTTGCCGCAGTGGAGACAGACTCGTCCAGTATGAACGGCATGTTGAGAGCGATGGTCCCGACGAAGGGATGCTCAAGGATGAGGGATGTCTTGGCCTTGGCCAGACGGCGGTTGAGGGCGGTGATGTCGCCCTCATAAGCACGTTTCTTGACTGCAACTTGCATTAGTTTGCTCCCATGAATACGGACATTGCGTCCATGATTTTGCGCGCTTCTGCTGCGGTATCCTGCCGGACATCGAAGTCATTGCGCAGTGTATCAGGGTGATGATCCAACAGCTTGCGCTCCACCGCTTGCCGCATGGATTCGAGGTTCGGGTCCTCTGTTATATTCAGACGTGTCAGTAGGTCACATGTCTCCCTTGCATTGTCGAGCATACTGTCCCGGAATATATTCTTGGGGTCGGACAGCTTCTCGGTGATATGTTCTACATGCTTGTATAGTCTGTGCCAGCAATCGTTCATCGCCTCTTGCTGCACACTGGTCATGCGGCTTTCGAGGTCCTCTTGGATGCGGGTCAACTCATCGCTGGATAGCGCCACACGGAAGTCATTGCTGGGTACAGGCAGGATCGCCATGTCCATGTTAAACTTACCAGTGATGCTGTCCTTGCTGGGATAGTCCTTCTCATCGTACAGATCACCCAGCCAGCGCTTGGCTTCAGCTACCAGATACTCATAGTTGTCGAGGAATGTCGTAACCAGCGTCTGCCACTCGGCCTTTTCCTTACGGAAATCCTGCATGAACTGGAGATAGTTGGCACTGGGTAGGATGCGTGTGCCGTCGATACCCCAAGGCAGGGTGTTCTTGGCGAATTTCTCACGGATCACACCGGTCTTCTGGTGCACGTTGGCCAACAGATCGTTGAGAGGAAGCAGAGACTTGTTGTAGCGTCCTGCACTGGTGCTTGCCCGGTTAATGTCAGCGACATCCTTGGTCGCTTTCTTGTCGAGTTTACGAGCCGTCCACTGCGATATGGACAGGCTGACGAGAAGGGCACGGTCATTGAGTTTCATAGTTCACACTCCACTTTTGCCCAGCAAACGCTGCCGGGTTCTGAAAACGAGATAGGTTTCGGGATACAACAAGGCTAAGGTGTCCAGCCTATCCATGGCTATTTGGCGGCTACGTCCCAAGTAACCGAGTTGGACGCGCCTGAGTTTGAGTTCTAAGCGCTTATGTGGCTGGTGCTCCCACAGAAACTCCAGCCACTCGCCTGCGTCCTTAGCCTCAGAAAAGTACATCTTGGTGCGCCAAAGACCACTTAACAAACGCTTGTGTCGTGGTCAGGTCAGGGTCACGCCGTGCTGCTTGGCTGATCATAAGCACAGAGAACTCAGCAGGCATACGTTCGGCGTAGGTAACAGCACGGTCCATGTTGCTGTCAGTGATCCGTGCAGCAAGTGAACCAGACAGGGCATAGAGCGTAGCCGGATCGGTCGGCACGTCCGCAGTTGACGGGTTCATAAGCACAGCATCAGGGTTGGGTAACTTGCGCCATATCCGCATGAAACCGACAAACTCAGCCGCTGCACCCTCACCAACAGCACCCTTGAAGCACTCATACTCAGCCTCGAAAGGCACAGCGCCAAGCACATCGGAGACACCTTCGACCCAGCTGCGAGGCGTAGGGTTCTGGTCACGTTGAGCATCGAAGTCATGCAACAGACCGGGACGGAAGCGGATGAAGCTAACCACCTCTGGCTTGACTGCATTGTCCAGCATCCACTTGGTCGAGTCGTTAAGGTCGGTCTCGAACTCTAGCGTGGTCTCACGGTTAGCCAGATGGCTCAGGATACGCACTGCCCCAGCACGGTCTGACTGCCGGTTACCAGTGGAGACAACCTGCCAGCCATCAGCCATGGGGACACCGTGCAACTCACGAGCCTGACAGATATTGGCTAGCACTTTCTGTAGGTCAGGACCCGCTTGGTTACGGTCATCGAACAACAGGATACCACCGCGCTCAGTGCCCGGCTTGCCTTTGTAGGGGAACCAGTCAGGTAGCTTATAGCTGAATGACGCATCGCTAGTGCCCATATCAGGCACACCAAAGTCCTCGACCAGAGCCGTTGGCATATGGCGGACAATGACAGGAACATCGAGTTCGTTGCCTACTTCATGGACAATGGTTGTCTTACCACCGCCGGGAGGGCCGATGATGCAGACAGTGCGTTGGATGTTGAACAGTGCTTTGAGCGTTCCCTTTAGAAGTTCTGCACGCATAAACTTATTCTCCTGTGTATAGCTTGTGGTCGGGACCAAATGTAACAACGGCACCACGAGCCAAACGATCCCGATGTCGCTTGGCATCCATCTTACTGTCGTGGTAAATCACTTCACCAAACTGGTCGGTGACCAGCGGCCCCCGCTTCTGTCGTCGAAGGGCAAATAAACGCATTATACAGTCTCCATTTCCTCGATAACGTCGAGGTCGTTTGCCACTATGGCATCCCACACAGCTTCATCGCTGGTCAGGTAATCATATTCCTTTTCGAGTCGGCGGTAGAGGTCCACGCAATAGTCCCGTATGATCTCGGTGACATGGCTCTCTAGCTCGTTTATCTCTTTATCCAGCAGGGTATCCCAATGGTTGATCACAGCATCTCGGATGCCCCCATCGTCACTGGGAAGCAGGGTTCTGAAGCTGGTATAATAGGGGTCACGTATCTCAGCACTGACAGTGTTCTCATGGACGTAGTGATGGCTAGTCCGCTCGATCCGGATAGATACGTAACCCCCCTTGTTGATATAGCGCATCACAGTGGGATAGGTCTCTGTCAGGTCATGGGTTTCCATGAACGCTTTGCTGTCGCTGATAGAGCCAGTGAACGATGCACCATCCCCCTGAGACCAGAAGCCACTGAAAAGCATCTTGTCCACCTCGATATGTTTGGCCTGCATATCCTCTGCGAAATGGTCATAGGTGCAGTCCCACCAGTCAAAGTGCTCAGTGTTGATATCACGATGTTTCTCGATAAGGTCGATGTTCATGGGTAATCCCCCGCTATGCAGTCAGACTCCATCTGACCTGCGTCCAGAAGTTGTTCTAAAGTGGCAGAGTGGCACCTGTTTAGTGCGTCAGCTGCTGCCTCTACAAAGGCACAAGCGTAGAAATTCTTACCGGCTTCAGCCGCTGCATCACGGCGCTGTATAGCCTCCTCTGCTACAGCGATGCACAATTCAGCCATCTCATCGGTATAACGGTCGCCATAATACAGAGCATCGGTCCCTGCATCACAAGCAAATATGGCTGCATATCGAGCCAAGTCAGTATCCTGTCTCATATCACTCCCCTATAAGTTCGATGATTTCATACAGAGCTATCGCTTGGATACCCTCCGCTTCACAGATAGCCACAAGCTCACGCAGTGATGGCTCCAACATCCGCAGTGCATTGAGGTTCTCGACACTGTCATCGTATAGTTTGCCCTCATTGTTGACGGCATTGCCCATTATCACGCAGTCACGGCTGTCTAACAACTCAGTTACGGTTCTGAATATATCCTGTCTCACGGCTGAAACCCTCCTATCCGGTTAGCTGCCAAGGTCTGGTAACCACGCTCTGCCAAGACCTGTATCTGTTGTAGTGACAGAGGGTGGAGATCGGTCAGGGGATGAGTCTGACTGGCATGTTTGGTAGTGGTCCGGCTGGTCTTGTTATAGTTCCCGAACCAACGCTGGACAGTATCATCCCATACCAGCAACGGCCAATGAGCACCGTAACTATACACTACATAGCGGTCACTGGTCACCCACTGCCCATAGAGTTGCTTGTTGGAATTGTGGAATGGTTCCTTATTCTGGACATAGGTCCGGCATTTCCAGCCAGATACACGAGTAGATTTCTTAGACATTGCTGTCTCCATCGGTAGAGGGGGCTGCCTCATCAGCAGTGGGGGACCACCCCACTGGACGCCCTGTTCAGGGCGTTTCGGCTTAACTGTGGAAACCAAAGTGATCACCGTGCCAGACAGCACCGATCTGATAGGCAATAGGCTGCGGCTCAGTGGTATCATGTCTCCAATAGGTAGCGATAAACTCAGGGTTACCGTCATAGACACCACCACAGATACGGACCTTCTTCAGGTTCATATTCCACTGGCTCAGATAGCCGATGGTAGCGAACAATTCCTTGTTACCGGTGATCCCAGCCATCTCGACATGGTGGTCAGCGTCGATAGACAGTTCGATGTTACGTTCCATATAGTTCACAGCTTGATCTCCACTTCACGGTCATAGTTGTAGCTGATGGTGGCATGGGTATAGCCATGTTGAATAAGGGTCCGCTTATCCAGAACCGATATCAGGCAGCCATGGAAAGGGGAGTTGTGGTCACTGACAGCGAAGTCATGACCAATGGTGAAATCATACACTGCATCAGAAGCCGACAGATAATGACGGCGTATAGGACGTATAGTTATGGGGTTGAAACGTGGTGTATAGATGTCTGTAAGGTCAGCAAATCTGGTGTATACTTTGGTCCGGCTCATTGCCATCACTCCTATATAGTGGGTAACTGAACAACCAAATCAAAATAAAAACTTGTTTGAAATTTGTTTGGCGGCTCGGCTCCGAGTTTGGTCGATTTCGTCGGGGATGTCAAGTTTCGCCGCAAGCCGTTGATTTTGTTGAGTTTTTCGGCGAGACGCGGCAGAGCGTATAGTTAGGGCTAAATCAAAATAAAAACGTGTTTGAAATTTAAAATCAAAATAAAAACGTGTTTGAAATTTAATTAGATTGTGTATAGTTAGTGATAAATGTTTGATAAACCACGATAAAGTTGTAAGTATACAGATCGCAATGATATAGTATAGTTAGCCAAATAATCTACTGTAAGTGCTTGAAATATAACGGATGATATAAATAATATAGGTTTTTGGGAATAATAAGCTGCGCGGGGGGTAAGGAGGGGAGATTATTGGGAAGTATACACGTATTTAGAAAAGTTATCCACAGGGGTCAAAACATTTCGCGACCTATTCAATTTTTTCCTATATTTTTTATATTATTTATATCACTTAGAATAGATAGAGTAAGAATAATCCTTGGATTTCCGTGGCTTTTTGCCAAACTATACGTATAGTTTGTATAGTTACCTAACAATGTAAAGTTAGGCCGATCCCAAAAAAAGTATATTATTTAAAAATTAAGTCATTGATTTTATTACAAGTATTGATGAAACTATACACATTTCTGACGTAACTATACAGCCCCCCTACATAGTGCATGATAACGGCGTTAGCACAGCTATAAACCCCCGACGTATGGGAGGCGAAGCCGACCCAAACGCGCAGCGCAGGCGAAAAGAAACCCCACCAGCCGAAGCTAGTGGGGTGAGGGTTAGACGAACTCTTCTTTGGTTGTTCGCTCGATCCAGTCGATGGCTTCACGCCTGCTGTCTGTGACAGCGAAGACGTTGCCGTGGATGACACACCACTTGTCGAGACGAGGGTAGACGAGGAAGCCGCCTGCCGTGGTGATGTAGAGTGTGGACAGGTCCGCACCCAAGCTATGAGCAATTGCACGCATGTTAATCTCCAAGAAGGTGGGAGGGACTTGCGTCCCTCCCGTTTAGGTCAGTCGAAGTAGGCGCTCTTGCGCTTGGCGACCACGCCGTCCCGCTTGGGGAGTAGGGCGAGATATGGGTTGCCCCACTTGTCGGCGAGGATCACCGGCTCGGTGCCCTTTGCGTCGGGTTTGAAAACCCGAGCAACCAGCTTGTGTTCCTTGGCCAGAGCCTGAACCCGCTTGTGAACCGCTGCTGCGTCTTCCGCAGTGTATTTGCCGTCCACGAGCTTGCCGAGAACCACTTCACCCTTGCCGTTGGCCTTGATGCCAAAACGACCTTCATAAACCTTAGCCATGCTAAGTCTCCAGTTTGCCCATCCCGAGGCTTTCAAAGATCAGACAGGGTGGGATAGTCCCTGCCGCCGCAGCGGTGTTCCGCTTTGGCCTATTCTTTATCGCCTAATTCGCCATGAATGTAAAGTTATGCCCTATTGCGCGGCCTGCTTCGCGGCGCTGGCAGACGGGGACCGGGGGGCGGATGGACTGCCGGATACTAGGCCCCCCGTAGTGTAGTAAAGTTCACAATCCAACACCCCCAAAAAGCAACGTGTATAGTTACGCCAAAAATTTTGCCGCCCCAAAAACAAACGTGTATAGTTACGCGATATCTTGACGGACCCCACCAAAATGCTACCATCCCCCGATGGACAGCCTGCCCCTACACCTGACTAAATGGACCGACCGCCTCGCGTTCGACATAGCGCTATGCCTTGAGGGCAGTGGGGAAAGCCTCGACGAGATCAAGGATCGGCACAGGATAGACGCCAATCACCTCTTGGTTTTCAATCGCGACCCGGTGTTCCTCAAGCGCGTGGAGACCTACCGCGAGGAGGTGAAAGAGAAAGGACTGACGTTCCGACTCAAAGCGCGGGCACAAGCGGAAGAACTCCTGACAACAAGTTATATGTTGATCCACGACCCGGCAGTGTCACCTGCCGTAAAAGCCGACCTGATCAAGAGCACTGTGAAGTGGGCTGGCCTCGAACCGAAAAACAACGAGGAGCAGAACGCCAGTGTGGGTGGCGTGAAGATCATGATCAACCTTGGCTCGTCTCCAGCTGATATGAAGGTTATAGATGCGACACCACGAGTGATTGAGGTTGACGCCGATGACATTGATGACGCTGACTCCGACGAGTATGTTTGAGGGCACGCCCTGTCTGAGGTTCAAAACCGCTGGCGGCGCTGCGACTGCCGAGGATATACTCCGTGGAGAAGGCCGGTCCTACCGGACCAAGATCGTCAAGACCAAGAAGCACGGGCTTGAATATATCGTTATGATATTGGGGTAGGCCATGCGTTTCGGTTGGGCAGCGGCTATAATCTACGAAGAGTGCGGGGAGCGGCACTCCCATATCGTGCCGGTAAACGACCTGCGAGAGCATGAGCTTCATAATGAATGCTGGTGCAGACCTGACGAAGACGACGATGACCTTGGCATATGGGTCCACCACGCGCTGGATAATCGCGAGGACTATGAGATGGACAGGATGAGACACTGATGGCGCTTGAGATCAACTATACGCCGCCGCCTACTGGCGAGAGATTCATGTCGAGCAATGCCAAGATGCGTGCGCTCATGGGGCCGGTCGGGTCGGGCAAGTCGGTGACCTGCTGCTTCGAGATCATACGCCGGGCATCCATGCAGGAGCCTGATGAGTCGGGTAAACGGCGGACACGCGCAGCGGTGGTCCGTGAAACAGCCCGTCAGCTGGAAGATACCACGATCAAGACCTTCCTCGACTGGTTCCCGCCGGGGCAGTGCGGCACATGGCTGCGGACCAAGAAGACTTATTTCTTCAAAGTGGGCGATGTCGAGTGCGAGATTATGTTCCGTGCGCTTGATGATGCTGACGATGTGGCCAACCTGAACTCACTCGAACTTACCTTCGCATGGTTCAACGAGTGCCGGGATATCCACCCTGATATCGTGGATGCCATGTCAAAGCGTGTTGGACGTTTCCCTTCCGCCAAGGACGGCGGACCCACATGGCACGGGATGTGGGGAGATACCAACCCGCCGACGATGGACACATGGTGGTACTACCAGTTCGAGAAGCTCGATCCCAAGGACGGTGTGTCGGCCAACGACAATGGCTGGGATGTGTTCAAACAGCCTTCGGGTCGCAGTCCCTACGCCGAGAATATCGAGAACCTACCCGAAGGTTATTACGACACGCAGGGTCGCTCGGAAGAGTATGTCCGGGTGTTCATCGACGGGGACTACGGCCTTAGCTCCGCTGGTCAGCCTGTGTACAAATACTTCAGGCCGGACTACCACATGGCCAAGCAGATGCTCAGGCCCATCGTCAACGGGGTGCGGCCTATCATAATCGGGATGGACTTGGGGCTAACGCCTGCGGCTGTCATCGGACAACAGGACCCGAGGGGGCGTGCGCTCATCCTCGCCGAGGCTGTCAGCTTCGACATGGGCATCCAGAGGTTCGTCCGCACCGTACTCAAACCGTTGCTATACGAGCGCTTCTCGGGTGTGCCTGTGATGGTGGTGACCGACCCGGCGGGTATTCAGCGAGCGCAGACTGACGAGCGCAGCGCTGTGGACATTATCAAAGCTGAGGGGCTGCGCGTCATGGCAGCCAAGACCAACAACGTCTCTGCGCGGATCAACGCGGTCGATGAGTATCTCATGCGGCAGGTCGATGGCGATCCGGGGTTCCTGCTCGATCCGCGATGCACTGCGCTCAAGGCTGCCATGATGGGGGGCTACCGGTACAAACCCAAGACCGATGGGATGATCGACAAGAACAAACACAGCCATATTGCCGAGGCGTTGCAGTATCTGTGTTTGCATCTGCACAGTGCCGGGGAAGGGGCCATGGTTACGCAGCGGCGCGATATCAAACGGGTTGCGTCTGCTGGCTGGACCTGATACATATTTCTTGCTTGACCGAGCGCAACTTATCCCCCGTTGAGCGCATCCTCTCCACTGTGCTGCTCCGGGGTTTTTTGTTGTTGCGGTATTCCACTGCGCATGTTAGGTTGGCAAAACCATAGGACTTTGAGGTTTATCCATGCCTACGATTACCGCAACCATCAACATGGTCGGTGCACCCGATGGTGTACCCAGCGTGGTATGGGCTGATATCGCACCCGGCGATACCGGCGCGCCATATCTTGTCCGGAACCGCTACGGATTTGTCGGTTCAGTTCAAATATCGGGTACTTTCGGGGGAGCGACTGTGACGCTCGAACAGAGCAACGATGGTACGACTTGGTTCCCTGCACTCGACACACTTGGGAATGCGATCTCGGCGACGGCGAACGAGATTTCCGAAATGTCTCTAGCTTCGATCTACCTCAAGCCGGTTATCACTGGGGGTACCGGTAGCGCTGTGGACGTAATCATCGTCTTCCGGGGTTAATATGAACATTCTTCAATCGGCACAGATGAATAAACGGAGGCGTGCGGTGGCACAGAATAACGATAACGCATCGGCGGCTTCTATCTTTGCTGGTATGATGGCCGCTCTTTCCGATCCGGCCAAGGCTACGCAGCAGCTTGCAGAATTGCAGGTTAAGCTGGACGAACTCGAACAGCGCAAGTCCGATATCGCAGATGCCAATGCGGCACTTGACGTCAGATATGGTGAGCTTCGGGTCAAGGAAGACGCGATCCGCAAAGCTGAGACTTCGCTGGCATCGGCCAAGGCCAATAGCGACAAGCGTGCAGCGGATATCGCTGAAGCTGAGAAACAGATCGAAGTCCGCACCAAGAAGTTGGACCGCGATATTGCAGCGCAGCGTGAAGATGCGAAGCAGTTGGATGCGCGAGCTAAGGCTGTTGAAAATCACCTCAAGCAGCACACTGACAGCCTCAACGCCGAAAGGGGTAACCTACAGGCCAAGGTTGAGGAACTGCATCAGCGTGAGCAGGATATCCAGAAGCGTGAGCAGGATATTGCTGACGCAGAGGCCGGATACAAGCAGAGGGTAGCGGCCCTAAAGTTAGCTATCGGGGCATAACATATGGCCAACGCAATTTACCCACTCTATAAGCAAGCGCTGCTTGACGGCGCTGCGAATACCGACATCAACGACCTAACGGTCAAGGTCGCGTTGGTTGACACTGGTGTCTATACCTATAACGCCGCGCATGAATTTCTCACATCGTTGACTGGTGTCGTTGGAACTGCACAGACCATTAACGCAACGACTGTGGTGAACGGCCTGTTCGATGGGGACAATGTGACCTATTCAGCAGTGACGGGCAACTCGGTCGAGGCTCTGGTGATCTACATCGACACCACCGTTGCAGGCACTTCGCGCCTCGTTGCCTTCATCGACAGCGGCGTCACTGGCTTCCCGGTCACACCGAACGGCGGAGACATTACGGTTACATGGAACGTGTCTGGCATCTTCCAACTCTAGGGGGTAGCACAATGGCCGTTAAGCATCCATTTGTAAGCGGAAAAACTGACGGGGGTGACGCCACCCTTGTTCAGCCTTCAAACTGGAACGCGTCACACACCATTGACGCTGATGGGATAACCATACCCTATAACGCCTCCGCTCCAGCCTCTCCAGCGGCGGACAACGTGACAATTTTCTGCACTGAAGTAGCTAACCGCGCAATGCCTGCGTTTGTCGGGCCTTCGGGTTTAGACACTGCGATACAGCCTTTTTTGGCACGTAACAAGATAGCGTATTGGAGCCCAGCAGGGAACAGCACCACCGCGCCTACGGTTGTAGGCATGAACGCACTTACTGTTCAATCGAATAACGGCACTACTTACACGGCGCGAAACGTAGCCACAACCAACATTCTAACGCGCATGAGAAGAATAGCTGTTATTAGCCAGAGTGGAACAAGCGGGACAATCGGCGGTGTACGAGACGCCAACGCGCAATACACTACGGGAACTGGAACGGGCCTCGGCGGTTTTCACTTTGTGGCGCGTTTCGCGACTTCAGACGCGGCAACGGTCACTGGCGCTAGGACGTTTGTGGGCTTAACATCCGCTACAACCGCAATAACAAACGTAGACCCCGCCACTATCGTAAACTGCATTGGTGTAGCGCAGCTTTCGGGTGACGCTACTCAATGGTATATTGTTTACGGCGGAAGTTCGGCGCAGACCGCTATTGCGCTTGGCACTGGATTAGGCGCACCGACGCTAACTAATACGGCGTTTGAATTGGCGCTTTTCAGCGCCCCCTCGGCCAACGGTGTGGTGCACTACGAGGTGCTCAATATCGGCTCAGGCGTACAGGTGACCGGAACGCTGACACCCGGCACTCCGGGGTTGCAGACGCCTCTGAACACAACCCTGTTAGCGCCCCGCTTGTGGCGTACCAATAACGCACAGACTACTGTGACAGGGTTAGACCTCATCTCCATCTACATCGAGACGGATCAATGACGTACACAATCATTCTTGACGAGGGTGTGGTCTTGCGTGACAGCGATGGCGTGCAGGTTGCGCCGTGCCAATCAGTCGATGATCCTGATTTTGTCGCGTATGAGGTTTGGGTTGAAGCAGGCGGACAGCCGACAATCCTAGACACTAGGGGATAACCCGTGTCCGCATTTGACGCTGGTGCCTTTGACGCCGGGGCGTTTTATGTTGCTACGGGCGGGGCGACACTAAACCCCAACCTCTTCACTAACACTCAGACCTTTTATTCTCCCACGGTAACACGCGGTACCGTCAACGTATCGCCACCACTCCTAAGCAATAACCAAACATTCTATGGACCTACGGCTGCACAGGTCACACTTGTTGCGCCCAGTCTGGTCACTAACACGCAGACCTTCTATGGTCCTGCGGTAACGTCGGTTCGCAACCTTACCCCGGCTTTATTCACCAATACCCAGACGTTTTACGGTCCAGCACGCACTTCGAGCAACACGGTTGCGCCGTCGCTGATAACGAACACGCAGACCTTTTATGGTCCGACAGCCACGCGTTCCAGCACGGTTGCGCCGCCGCTGCTCACCAACACGCAGACATTCTATTCCCCCACGGTCACTGTCGGGGGGATCACCCTGACGCCAAGCCTGCTTAATAATACCAATACGATTTATGCAGCCTCTGTGACCAGAGGCACTGTTACCCTCGCGGTAAACCGATTTGATAACATCAATGCGTTCTATAGCCCCACGGTCTCTGGTGCTGGTATCGTACCTGACTGGCGATTGCTCCTACGGATAAGGCGACTGCAACCATATAAACGTAGATACCGAACGTGAGATGTATTGCAGTGGTAGACACACCGTGCTAAGTTTAGCCAAATATCTTAGATAGGTGTGGATATGACGATCTATTCGACGAACCCCAAAATGGATACCTCCGGCGTTAAGGGCGAACAGCCTGTGTACGGCTATATGGGGAATAAGATCGGCACCAAAACTAAGACTGGTGGTGACCTGTATATGGAAGCTATCAAGGAACAGGCCGACGAGTACGGCATGGGTAAGACCAAGGCGCTGACTTCCAGCGCCAACATGCGCGCTGCTGCTGGGTATGTTAACCAAGGCATGTCGTGTGACCATGCGTTCGATATCGTCAGTAGGGACAGCATGTGGATGCCCGACAAGGTTGATGAAGTCAAAGCACGGGCCAAGGTCATCAAGAAGATGTCCAAGGGCGGCAAGGGCTACTGATAGATGGCAGGTCTTACGTTCCTCAGAGTTGTCGGCAACGATGAACTTGCTCGGCAAGAGCAGGAAGCGGCGGACCGCGCTCTTCAGGATCGGCAGAACCAACCTGTCATCCTTGGTTTGACAGGGTATCTCCGACAGTGCTGGGATGTGGCCGAGATGGCCAAACGTCCCATCGAGCAAATCATGCTCCGGGCCATGCGTCAGCGCAACGGCGAGTATGACGCGGACAAACTCCAGCAGATCAGGAGCCAAGGTGGTTCCGAAATCTACATGATGATCACCGAGGTGAAATGCCGTGCTGCCGAGAGTTGGCTGCGTGACATTCTCCTTGAGACCGGTGGCGGTCCCCCGTGGGACCTTGACGCTACACCCATTCCTGATCTGTCACCCGCTCAGTCTGCTGAAGTGCAGAGTGCCTTCGCTGAGAAGGTTCTTGAAATCGTGCAGAACTCGGGGCAGGCTCCGACCAAGGCGCAGATGATGGAACTGCGCGAGATGGTCAGTCAGGACTATCGCTTTGCAATTCTGCGTCAGACCCAGATCAGGGCTGACCGCATGAAGATGAAGATCGAGGATCAGTTCGCCCAAGGTGGTTGGGCTACAGCGTTCAACGACTTCATCACTGATCTTGTCACGTTCCCGGCTGCGTTCATCAAAGGACCGGTTGTCCGTAGGCAGCGTGCACTGGGTTGGAAAACGACCGGCGGTCGCACACGGGTTGAGGCCATCGAGCGTCTCGGTCCTGAGTGTGAGCGGGTCGATCCGTTCCGTATTTACCCTGAGCCGGGTATCAGCAACCTCAACGAGGGGTATCTGTTCGAGCATCATCGCTTGTCGCGCACAGAGTTGTCTGATCTTATCGGCGTGCCGGGATATGATGACGACGCCATCCGCAAAGTCCTTGAGATCGGCAACGGCCAGTCGTGGATCAACGAGGATGTGGAACTTCAGAAGGACGAGGAAGAGCGCAAATACTACAGCTATATGCGCCCGACGACCGAGTTCGACGCACTGGAGTTCTGGGGTAAGATCAGCGGTAAGATGCTTATCGAGTGGGGGATGAGCGAGGACGAGGTCCCCGATCCTGCTCGGGAGTATGACGCCAACGTCTGGCTCGTGGGTAACTACGCCATCAAGGCGGTTCTGAATTACGACCCGCTGGGCGAGAAGCCTTACTCGAAGACCAGCTTCATCAAGTGCCCCGGCGCTTTCTGGGGTAAGGGTATCCCCGAGATCATCGAAGACCTTCAGGGCGTCTGCAACGCAGCTGCTCGTGCACTGGTCAACAATATGGGTATTGCTTCAGGGCCGCAGGTCGAGGTTAATCTCGAACGCATTCCGCCTAACGAAGATATCACCCAGCTATCACCTTGGAAAATCTGGCAGACGGTCAACGATCCCGTTGGATCATCCGCGCCAGCGATCCGTTTCACGCAGCCGGACTCACGCGCCAGTGAGCTTATGGCAGTCTACGAGAAGTTCTCCAGACTTGCTGATGATCACTCGGGCATTCCGGCTTATGTCTATGGCGACCTGAATGTGCAGGGGGCAGGGCGTACTTCATCAGGTCTCTCGATGCTGATGGGTGCGGCAGGCAAAGGCATACGTCAGGTCGTCATGCACATTGACAGTGATATCGTAAAACCCATCGTTCAGCGCCAGTTCGTGTATAATATGCGATATGACGAGGATGAGTCCATTAAGGGCGACGTTGAGGTAGTGGCCAAGGGTGCCATCAACCTCGCGGTCAAGGAGACCGTCAACGTGCGCCGCATCGAGTTCCTTAACGCAACCGCCAATCCCTTCGATATCGAAATTATTGGTAAGGACGGTCGTGCCGCGATCCTTCGCGAAGTGGCCAAAGGGTTGCAAATGTCCGTGGATGACGTCGTCCCGTCTCGGGAGAAGTCCGTATATGATCAGCAACAGACGGCGCTTGCCATGGCTGCGATGCCACAGCAGACCCAGCAAGCCCTCCCTGCTCCGACTGATGCAAGCGGCGCTCCCAAAGGTGGGATGGAAGGAAACACGGTCACTAACCGCGTGAGTGGGGCAGCATGAACCGCCCCGAACCTCAAGTAATCAAGGCGCTTGCCGCTTCTGTCAGGCAGTTTCCCGTCCTTCTGGACTGGCTGCGTGAGTGGGAGATGCAAGAACTCCGTAGATTGCCGCACGCGGTCGACAACACTGGTATTTATCAGGGCAGATGCCAAGTGTTGGGCGAACTCACTAAGTTCGCCAATGATGCCCCCAACCTAGCGGCTGATATATGAGCCGACTAATCAAGCTCACAGATTGGAGCAATTAACATGGCAATTCCAGCGCAAGTTCGTAAGCAATCCGAAGCCGTACAGGAACTGTACAAGCAGCTTAATGGCGATCCTGAACCGGCGGATACCAATCCGACCGAGGGTGAAGACGTGGGCGGCGAAGATACGGACCACTCGGCTGACGCGAATGTGGATGACAATGCCGCTCAGGCACCGGCAGACGAGCACACTTCCGGTGCGTCAGATACGGAAAATGAAAACTCTGAGACCTATGCTCAGAGGTGGCGTTCCCTTCAGGGTTCGTACAATGCGACGGTTCGCCAGAAAGGTGAACTTGAGCAGCGAGTGCAGCAGATGGAGCAGTTACTTGCTACGCTCTCACAGTCGCAATCACCTGCGCCGGGGCAGACTGAGAAGGAGGCAGAGCCTGTGCGCTATGTCACCGAACAGGAAACCAGCGAGTATGGTGAGTCGATTGATGTGATGCGCAAGGTAAGTCGCGAGGAACTTGTCCCCGTGGCCCAACGCCTTGCTCAGATCGAGGGTCTCCTCCAGCAGATGCAGGCAACCGTGGTACCGCAAGTTCAAGCGGTGTCGCAGCGTCAGCAGGTGTCGGCGGAACAACAGTTCTGGTCTGATCTGACTAACTATGTACCCAATTGGCGCGATGTTAACGATGACGACGGGTTCCAGTCTTGGTTGCTGGAAACTGATCCGCTTACTGGCGGAAATCGTCAGACCTACCTCGAAGACGCCCAACGCTCTCTCGATGCTCATCGGGTGAGTGCATTTTTCCGGACTTGGCTTGAGTCTACTGGACAAGCCCCTGTTGCTCAATCCTCTCCTAACCCTGCTATCGAGCTTGAAAAGCAGGTTGCTCCGGGTCGCTCACGCGGCACTGGTTCATCCTCTGCCAAGCAGCCCAAGACCTACTCACCTGATGACATCAAGAAGTTCTTCGACGACGTCCGGTCCGGTAAGTACAAGGGTCGAGAACAGGAGCGGAGCCGTATCGAACGCGACATCTTTACCGCGCAGCGGGAAGGTCGTATTGTTATCAATGCTTGATTAGAAAGAGTTCACTATGTCGTATCCTGTTTCTCCCGGTCGTCCGAATTACTCGGGCAACTTCATCCCCGAAATCTGGTCGGGTAAGCTGATCGAAAATTTCTACGACGCCACCGTGCTCGCAGCAATTTCGAACACCGACTATGAAGGTGAAATCCGCCAGTATGGCGACACCGTCAACATCCGCACCACGCCGGAAATCACGATCCGTGACTACGTCAAGGGCCAGAGCCTGACCGTCGAAAACCCGGACAAGCCGAAGCTCCAGCTTGTCATCGACAAGGGCGAATACTTTGCTTGCGTCGAAGACGACGTAGATAAGGTACAGTCGGACATCAACCTGATGGACACTTGGTCGAAGGACGCTTCCGAGCGTATGAAGATCAAGATCGACCAGCGCGTCCTGACCGACCTGCTGCCCGACATCGCTGCCACCAACAAGGGCGCAACTGCCGGTGAGCAGTCGGCTTCGTTCAACCTCGGTACGACCGGCTCTCCGCTGACCGTGACCAAGGACGGCGCTGGCGGCACCACCTCGGTGATCGACCTGATCGTCGACATGGGCACCGTCCTCGACGAAGCAAATGCTCCGGAAGCCGACCGCTTCCTCGTCATTCCTGCCAAGATGGCTGGTCTGATCAAGAAGTCGGAACTGAAGGACGCATCGCTGACCGGCGACAGCCAGTCGATTGTCCGCAATGGCCGTCTCGGCATGGTTGACCGGTTCACCCTCTATGTGAGCCACAACCTGTACGTGTCTTCGGGCAAGTACAACATCATCGCTGGGCACAAGATGGGCTTCACCTTTGCCTCGCAGATGACCAACATGGAAACCATCCGCTCTGAAACGACCTTCGGTAACATCATCCGTGGTCTTCAGGTGTATGGCTACAAGGTCGTCAAGGGCGAAGCGCTCTCGACTTCTGTGGTTCAGTTCTGATTTTGATGGGGGGCCTCGGCCCCCTGTCTTGCTCGAAAGGATTAAAAGATGGCTGCTTATACTGACTCTCTCGGCTTCAATAAGGGTACCGCTGCGTATCCGGACACTGCATGTGTCTACAAGTTTGAAGTCGAACTCGACTTTGCTGCGATTGTCGCAGCGCGTGCTGCTGCTGGTGCCACGGCTCTGGCTGCTACTGATACCCTTCAAGTTATCAGTCTCCCGGCTTACTCGGTGGTTCTCGCTGCTGGTCTGAACGTCGTCTCGGCGGAAACGACCAACACGACCGCGACGTTTGACTTCGGTTTCACGGGCGGTTCGCCTGCTGCTGCCAACGTCTACGCTGATGACGCCGCGTCGAACGTCGTAGCGATGGACTCGGACAACCTTGCTAACCCCACGGTTATCAAGACGGCTGATACCATTGACCTTCTCCTCAACACGGCGGTTCCGGCCAACGCTGTTGTGAAGGCATGGGCTATCGTCGCTAACTGCGCTTAATGGTTTGAGGCTGCTGGCTGGATTGGGGGTTCCCGGTCGGAAGGCAGCCTCATACTCAAGGAGGTTATCATGGGTGTTTATCGCGGTATTACTCAGGACAATGTGACTATTCAGGGCGGTACTGCGTACAGCCTTAATCTCGTCACTCCGTCCATCGGCGGCACGGCTGTTCTGGCCACTGCTGCTGAAATCAACGCTGTCGCTGACGCGTCAACGCGTCTTGTGTCGGCTTCGGCTGCTACCTTGGCAGTCACGCTTGCGGATCATGACCAGAAGGTCATCGTTCTCAACCGTGCTGCTGGCGTCACGGCTACTCTCCCGGCTGCAACCGGCTCGGGCGCAGTCTTCCGGTTTGCTACTGGCACGACTGTCACGTCGAACAACAACATCATCAAGGTGGCTGATAGCACCGACGTGATGTCGGGTTCGATCTACGTGACCGATCAGGCTGCTGGCACCGGCACGGAGTTCAGCACGCTCGCGGCTAGCGACACGATCACAATGAATGGCACTACCTCTGGCGGTATCGTTGGTGGTATCCTGACGTTGATCGACGTCGCAACCAACCTGTATGTGGTGCATGGCAACATCATCGGTACGGGTGTTGAAGTCACTCCGTTCAGCGCAACGGTGTAAACGATGGGGGCCTCGCGCCCCCATCAACATAGGATAGAGATATGGCTGGCAAACGCATTCCCGACCTTGATCCGCTCTCTGGCGCGGCTTCTGCGAATGACGACAAACTCGTCATCTATGATGCCTCGACGGCATCAACGAAGCGCATTGATCGGTCTCAGCTTGCCGCTGGCCTCGTTGGCGATCTACCATATACTCCGTCTGGTAGCATCTCTGCTACGACCATCCCGACTGCCATTGCAGAACTGGATACGGAAAAAACTACGCTTACTGCGGTCCTTGCGCGCCTCGACGATAACGACGGATCGTCGCTCGTTGGCCATATCGCAACAGGCACTGGCGCAACTGCTCGTACAGTTCAGGCGAAACTGCGCGATATCGTCTCAGCCGAGGACTTTGGCGCTGTCGGTAATGGCGTGGCGGACGATACGGATGAACTTAAAGCGGTATTTGACTACGCTATTCCATTAGGTATCCCTGTAGAACTTGAAGGTACGTACCTTGTGAGTGGGCCGATCCAGCCTTACGCAACCCGTACCTCTGGGTCTGTGCATATCGTCTGCAAAGGCCATGTCATCATTAATGTAAGTGGTAGCGCCACTGCATTTCGTGATCTTTTTTACCATGAGACATCCGCCGCGAATAACTGCTCCATCATTGGAGGATCGCTGTCTATTGATTGCAACAACAAAGCCGCAAGCGGCATTACGTTCCGCCATAACGCAGCAAGCCAAGCGGGTACGGTCAACATTTCTTGCCCAGTCGAGGTGTTGAACTGCTACAACAATGACGCTGCGGCGACTTACGAAAACCAAGCCATCTTGGTGTACGGCGACTATGAAACTGTCGTGATGGAGCAGCCTCGCGTGGTCGGCGTGTCTCGTGCATCTGTCGGAGGTGCTTGCAAAGGTATCGGTGTCGCTGCTTTTAGTGGTAACGTCACACTCAACCAACCATATGTGAAAGATGTTCTAACCGGCGCAGGGACTGTGGACGCAGACGGCATTGCGGTATTTGGTAAAGCCCTTGGTACTACATATAACGCACGCGGTGGTATAGCGAACATCAATGAGCCTGTGTTTGTCGATTGCCAAGGACGCAGCTTCAAAAGCCAATGCTCGGATACGACTGTTTTCCGACCCCGCGTATTCCGCAAAGATGTAGTGTCTATCACTAATAGTTTGGATTTTGATTTTCAAACCGGCGGTCAATCCTTGTTGATTGAGCCATATTACGAGTACCGTTTGAACGGCGCAACCAGCCCCTTGGGCGCATCGTTTACCTGTGTGGCTTTTCAGCAATTGCTCGATGATAGACAAAATGCAGGGAAATCAATTGGTGGTGTGCTAAGGACAGAAGTTCTGGTTCCTCGGTATTCATTAGCCCTTTTCCAACCTACCGCTTTGGCGTCGTATGCCGAAGTGGAGGGGCTTGTTATTCAACCCATCGGGTCTTTAACCACTACCGCTATTGACCGTGCCATTATTGAATTTGAAGCCGATGATGTCGGCGCAAAAAGCACCAAGACCGCGCTAGTCGTTCGCAACTGCCGTGGGCCAATTGGCACGTACGGTATAGGCTACGTAAGCTACGATGGTAGTACGCTAACCTCAAAGCTATCCTTCGAGGTTGCGAACAACTACAATACGGCAACTGGCACTTTCTACAGAGGCTTTGGAAATTTGAGCGGGTCCGTAATTACGGCAGTTGAAAAGTTTGTCTTACGTAACAATTATGGCTTTAAGGCATTGATGCAGGCAGGATGGACGTTTAATTTTAATAATCTTGCCCCCGGTAATTACTTCACTGTTGATATTGCTGCGGTAAGCGCGACAAACGCTCCTGCATGGGGTGCGTCCGGTTACGCATTCATCGAAAGCCTAGACCAATGGGACAGCAACGAATTTCAGCATATCCGCGTGACAGTCAACAACGCCGCTGCGGCTAACACCGTGTTCTTCACGCAGGGCGGCTCAACGCCGACTTGGGGTACAATCAAATAGACCAGATTGCCAACCCGCAACACTTAGGATTTAGAGTATGTCTTTAACCAAAGCTACCTACTTCATGATCGGAAATACTCCGGGCAGTAATCTAAGGACCTGACGAATGCCAACTAACCTAACCGGATCAGCGATCAACGCCACGTATGATCAGTTGCTGCATATCGACGGCGGTCCGATTGCGACCGAACAGACGGTCTATAGCGGTACGGGCGTGGCGACAGCCATGAAGCTCGGCACCGTGTCTGCCTCGGTGGACAACATCCAGTTCAACGGTAACACCATCACGACGCTGGACAACGGTAACCTGCTCCTGACTCCCGGCGGAACGGCAACGGTCAACATCTCACGCGCTGCTATCACTGGCGGTACGATCTCAGGGATCACTGACCTTGCTATCGCTGACGGTGGTACGGGTGCTTCGGACGCCACAACTGCTCGGTCGAACCTTGGTCTTGGTACCATCGCCACGCAGAACTCGAACAACGTCTCGATCACAGGCGGCGCGATCTCGGGTGTGACCTTCACCGGTTCGTTCACTGGGCTTACTTTGATCGAGTCGACCACACTCGCGACCGGGAATGCTGCGGCTGGGTGCAATCTAAACGGCAACACACTTGCTGCTGACGGCACTGACACGAACATCGATGTCAACATTACGCCGAAGGGTACGGGCGAGGTGAACATCACCAACGTCGATATCCTGAGTGGTAAGGTTCCGTTCAGCACAGTTACGAACCGCGCTTATGCTGCGTTCTCTGACATCACCGACCAGACCGGTAGTACGTCTGCTGCAACTGCCGTGAAGTTCGGTACGGTCGAAGTCACTGGCGCGGGTATCACGATGGTGACGGATGGCACCAATCTTACACGTTTGACGTTTGCTGCGGCAGGCACATATGCTCTGACGCCAAACTTGCAGCTGACTAACACGGATACCAACGACCACGACGTAACTATCTGGTTTGCACTGAACGGCACGAACATTGCTCGATCGGCAACGAAGATCACCGTACCGAAGTCCACAGATGGCGGTAGCGCGTTCTTCCAGATATCGTTTTACGTCACTGTGACCGCAGGGCAATATGTCCAAGTGATGTGGCTCCCAGAGAACACCGCAGTTACACTCGATCACACCGCAGCGGTAACTGGACCTCCGGCGATACCTGCTATTCCATCGGCAATTATGTCAGCTGAAAGGATCGCGTAATGCCTAAGACACCAGCGTGGACCCGTAAGGAAGGGAAGGACCCCAAAGGCGGTTTGAACGCCAAGGGTCGTGCATCCTACAATAAGGCCAATCCCGGCAAGCCGGGCCTCAAGCCGCCGCAGCCTGAAGGTGGACCGCGTAAGAAGAGTTTCTGCGCCAGAATGGAAGGTATGAAGAAGAAACTCACGAGCGCGAAGACGGCGAACGATCCGAACTCTCGCATCAATAAATCCTTGAGAGCGTGGAACTGCTGATGGCCAGTCCGAAGCCCACCAACCCGTCGCTGTGGTCCTCGGTAAAAGCTCAGGCCAAAGCGAAGTTCGACGTGTATCCCAGCGCCTATGCAAACGCGTGGGCAGCTAAGGAGTACAAGAAGCGCGGCGGCGGTTGGAAGGGTCCAGACAACCGGGTGAAGAAGTCATGAGCAAGGGCGGTCTTGGTAAATGGTTCGGCGAGAAGTGGGTCGATGTAAAGACCGGCAAGCCCTGTGGGCGGTCCGGATCGGAGAAGTCTTCAAGAGGCTACCCCGCATGTCGACCGGCAGCTGCCGCTAAGAAGTTGACCGCCAGTGAGCGCAAGACCATGAGTACCAAGAAGACGGGACCTGCACGGCAGTCATGGCCTGTGTCCCCGTCTGGCAAACGCAAGGGGAAGTAGTATGGTTGAGAAGTCTAACCTTGTCCAAGTATCCCCTCAAGAGTGGATACGCCGAAACCCCGGTGAGAGTGACGCAGCGGTGAGGAAACGGTGGGCGCAACAGGAGGCAGCATCCGCTGCGCAGCGTAATAGAGGTGAGCGCAACCTGCGGCGACAAGAAAACTTGGATAGTATGGTGGTGCGGAGTAATAAGACCATCCGTAGTTCCGGTACCGGCTATGGAAATACGAGGAACTGATATGGCCAAGAAACCCGACAAAGTAGCCAAGGTGATGGGTGAGTTCAAACGTGGCACGCTCCATGCTGGCCGGGACCCCAAGGGTCCGAAGAAAGCTTCACTTGTCAAATCCCGCAAACAAGCCATAGCTATCGCGTTGAGCGAAGCTGGCAAAGCAAAGAAGAAGTAGAAAGGATACTGAGATGCCTGCTGATAAATACACCAGAAGCCTATACAAACCCGGCACAGTCAAGGCCGAGAAGGCAGCTAAGGCCAATAGTGATCCAGCCCGTGCACGCCGTGCAATGGAGATACTGGCGCGAGAAGGCACCACTAACATCCGTGGCGGTCGCCCGAAAAAGTAAACCCTTCACGATAAGGAAAAGCAATGACCGAGAAACAATATATCCGCGTCAAGGCTGACGGGTTCATCTACGAATATAACGAGCGCATGGCGGTTCACCCTGCCTGCGAAGTGGTCACCGAGCAGGAAGCATATCCTGAGCGGTTCATCACCCCCGTGGTAGCTGAGAAGATCGAAGAGGTCGTCAAACCCAAGCGCACGAGAAAGCCGAGCAAGGGTCTCGATCTTACTACTGACATTCCCATAGAACCTGTGTATACTGATCCCGAACTGGCTGCTGAAGCTGTACGGGGTTGGCCTGAATGACGCCTGCGGATATCATCGCTGAAGCACGAGTACTTGTTCAGGACTCGCGGACACCGTATCGCTATAGCGACACGGTACTGTTGGGCTTCGTCAATCAGACGCTGCGCCGCATGTCGATCCTGCGACCCGATCTATTCTTGGTCATCGGTGATATCCCCACAACCGCGAACACGGTTATCCAGAGTTGTCCGAGCGACTCGCTACGTCTCGTCGAGATTTTCCAGATCAAGAACGGTGATGCCGTCACCGAGGTCAACCGGGAAGTTCTCGACCAGATGAGTCCCGGATGGGTCAACGAAGCGGCAGGCACGCCGCTGAACTTTATGCGGCATGTCCGCAACCCCAATAAGTTTTTCCTATACCCCCGCCCTGCGACGGGGGTCGTGCTCGTCGGTGAGTACGCACAGGTCCCTCCCGCCTATACACTGAGCCAGACGATTGTGGCGCTTCCCGACGCATATCTCCCTGTGGCTGCGGACGGCGTCGTGTTCCTCGCCGAGTCGGTCGATAACGAACATGTCAATTCGGGCCGGGCCAAACTGTTCCAAGACTCATTCAACCAGACGCTTGCGGCTGGTCTCCAGACCCGGACCATTACCGATACGGAAGACGCTGGGCTTAACCCGAGGCAGGTGATCTGATGGCTGATCGTGCGTTCTCCACTCTGGCTGCCAAGATCAACCCGAGCGTTCCGGGCTGTCCGACTGCGACGATGATCCAGTATATCCGTGACGCGGCGATCCGGACTTGTGAGCGCACGCTGGCGTGGCGCTATGAGGTGCCGCTGTTCGACCTCCTGCCGGGGGTTCACGAATATGTTTACGACAAACCGGTCAACACGGACGCACACGCAGTCTTTGCTGCTATCGTCAATGGCAGCCATCTGGAAAAGCTAACGCTCGACGACGCCCTGCGGCTCTATCCGCAATGGGCTGATCTCTATTCGGGTGAAGACCCCAGCGTCCTGTGGAGCCTAACTCCTCCGGGTAGCTACAACAACTATGAGTATAATGAGGCGCTGTTCAACGACGGCGAACCGTTCGTCCTACCCGACTCCGTGGTCGCTGACGCAAGCACGCCGCGTTCGATCTGTCAGATAACTCCTGATAAGTTTGTCGTGCTTCCGTTGCCGGATAACAACGAGCCGTATACGACGCGGATGTTCTTGGCGCTCAAGCCCAAGCGTGATGCTTCAGGTATGAACTCGGTTATCTTCGACGACCTCGAAGAAGTCATCATGCACGGGGCGCTCCAGCATCTGCTGGTCCTACCCAATCAGTACTGGTCTGACCGGGAACTGGCGGCATATCACGCCAAGCAGTATACGTATCAGATCGCCGAGCGTCGTGCTCGTGCCAACCTTGGTAATGTGCGCGGTACATATCGCGCCAAGATGCAACCGTTCGGAGCCTGACGATGGGTGTGAAAGTAACCAATAACGCAACGACCACCACGGCGGCAGCAGTCTCCAGTACTGCGCTATCCCTCACGGTCGCTACCGGCACAGGCTTGATCTTTCCGGTTCTCGGCACGGGCGACTATTTCTACGCCACCTTGAGTGATACCAATAACAACTTCGAAGTGGTCAAGGTCACGGCCCGTACCGACGACGCGATGACCATCGTGCGCGCTCAAGAAGGGACCCTCGCTTTACCTTTCCCTACTAACAGCCGCTTTGAGCTTCGGGTTACTGCTGCTAGTGTTCTGGAGTCGTTTGTCTCGAACTACGACTTCCTGCTTTTGTGAGGACGATATGGGTGTCATTCTAAAGAACAACGCAACTAGCACGATCACCACCGCGATCAGTGCCTCTGACGTTGGTCTGGCTGTTGCTGCTGGCACCGGATCGCTGTTCCCTACTCTCGGCGCGAGTGATTACTTCTACGCCACGCTGGTAAGCTCCAGCGGTACCTACGAAGTGATTAAGGTTACGGCGCGGGTCAGTGATACTATGGTCATCGTTCGCGCGCAGGAAGGCACCACGGCACAGAGTTTTGCCTCCGGCTCCCGGTTTGAACTTCGTGTCACGGCTGCGTCTATTCAGGATATGCTGGACTACCACGACCAAGCCAGCGAGATTAGTTTCGCTCCGACAGGTTCCGTGAGCGCTACTGACGTGCAGGCAGCTATCGCAGAACTGGATACTGAAAAAACTACGCTTACTGCGGTCCTTGCGCGCCTCGACGATAACGATGGTTCATCCCTCGTCGGCCACATCGCAACAGGCACTGGCGCTGTTGCACAGACCGTTCAGACAAAGCTGGAACAAGTCGTTTCAGTGAAGGATTTTGGCGCTATTGGCGATGGTGTGACAAACGACACAGCAGCTATTCAAGCGGCGGTAACAGCATCAAAAGCAGTAGATTTTGGCGGGGCTGAAAACAATTTTTTGGTAAACGGCACTATCACCCTTCAGGCAGGCCAAACCCTAACTGGGTCGGCCACCATTACACAAAGCGCAACGCAGGCAATCCTGTTTAATGCCGACAACCGTGACAATGTAACCATTCGCGGGCTGCGCATGGTTGGCAAATCTGAGGCTGTATTCGTAAACTCGCCGTCTTCATTGGCTATTGCAGTGCGTGCAAACGGCGCATCTGATCTGCTTGTCACCGAATGTCGTTTTGAAAATTTCTATTACGCCGCACTTGCCGCATTATCCGCCTGCAACCGCATTGAATTTTCTAGCAACTTTGTAAAAGGCCCCGGCTCTGCGGTTCTCGGCGTTGACATCAACTATCGCAATTGCATCGGCGCTGTCGTCCTTGGCAACAGCGTGCGTATTATTGGGAATGATGTTTATGACACTGCATCGGGCGTTATCTTGGCGCAAGGTTCGACTAACGCCGTAATTGCAGATAACGTGCTGCATGATTTTATTAACGAGCATGGCATTTACGTCGATACCGGCGTTCGCAACATCACGATCAGTGGCAACACGGTTCGCAACACCGGCGCAGATGGCGATGGCATTAAGGTCCAGCACTACACATCTTTCGGTGTAGCCCCGTACAACGTAACTGTTATCGGCAACACCATAGATAACACGGGAAATGCCGGTATTTCTGTCCTGAATAGCTCACCGACTGGCACTCCAATATATGGCAGCAATGTATCTATCATCGGCAACACGATCCGTGATGTGGAGTCCATCGGCATTAACCTGCGGTACTATAAAGGCGCTACGATCAGTGGCAACACAATTTACACAACAGGCACCGAAGTTATCTATGTTGATGGTTGCGAAGATGTTGTTATTACAAGCAATAATGGACAAGACGCTGGCGCAAACGGCATATTCCTTACTGGAAACGATAACAACCGCATTAAGATCGCCGATAACGATTTTCGCAACGTAGGTAAACTTGGTGGGGGCACTAGCGGCGTCGGCATCCTTGCTTTTGGCGGCTCCTACATAGACGTGCGAGACAACCGTATCTGGGGCGATAACGTCAATACCGTTTATGGTATATTTATCGGCGCTGGCGATCAAACCACATGGTCGCTAGTCAGCAACTACACCTCAGATGTTCAATACGGGGTTCGCTATAAAAACTCGACAGATGCCCTGCTTCAACTGCTGGATAATAACTTTAATGGTTCGACAGCAGTTAGCTTCAATGAGCCTCCATTACGCTCTGTGGCTTCGGTAGCGACACTTACACTACCTTCAGGACAGCGATTTATCCGCGTCACAGGCACAACCAACATCACCACCATCAACGTAAATGGTTGGACTGGACAGATCGCTACACTAATTTTTGATAGCGCGCTCACTGTAACTAGAGGGAGTAACGTGCAGATTTCCTCTAATTTCACCACCACGTTAAACGACACGCTGACCATTTGTTGCGACGGCAACAACTGGTTTGAGATAGCTCGCAGCGTCAATTAACCGAGATCGCCGACCTATAACAATAACTAGGATGACTACCGTGAGTGAAGAGAGTGTCTTAACCGTAAAAATAGATATGCTTCATAATGATGTGTCCGATATGAAAACAGCGCTGAACGAACTATCGAAGGCGATTACCAAGCTGGCTCTTGTCGAAGAACGCCAAGCCAAAACGGCTGACGCAATGGAGCGTGCGTTCAAAGCTATCGGTAAGATCGAGGATCGGCTTTCCGCATTGGAGCTTGCCGCACCTAAGACCAAAGAAACTAATGCTTGGATGGACAGGTTCATCTTGGGTATGGTCATGGCCGTCATGGGTTTCGCAGGAACGAAATTGGGTTTGTTGTGAAGGGGAGTTATTATGCCGGGTAAGAAGATGATGTCGTATCAGAAGGGCGGAATGGTTTTCAAGCCTTGCGCCAAGTGTCCATCGCCTGCCAAGTGCCGGGCCATGGGTAAGTGCATGGCGAAAGCGAAAGGTAAGTAACATGGCTAAGAGCTACTGGAATACCAAGGCAGGTAAGCAGGCGGCGGGTAGTGCTGCTGCGGCTGACTATGCTGGTGCCATGAAAGTGAGTCCCGGTTTCCGCGCTGGTAAAAGCCCAGTAGCTCCTAGTTCTCCTGCTATGGGCACGCTCACGATGGGCAAGCAGGTAACGCAGGGTCCGACCACCGGGTTCGGTTCTTTCCGTGGTCCTTCAGACTACGATCCGACCATGCTCGGCCAGTTTAGACCTGCACGAAAGGTTGATGGGTTCGACCCATCGATGGGGTAGTTATGAGCATTACGCTAGGCAGTCGGTCACTCATGCGCCTCGAAGGCGTGCACCCTGATTTGGTGCGCGTCGTCAAGCGTGCTGCGGCTATGTCCGACCTCGATTTCACCGTGCTGGAAGGTCTGCGTACCGAAGCGCGGCAGAAGCAGTTGATGCAGCAGGGCGCAACCAAGACGCTGAACTCACGCCACCTGACCGGGCACGCTGTCGATCTGGCACCGATGCTCGACGGGAAAGTGTCATGGGATTGGCCCTTGTACCACCGGCTGGCTAAGACTGTGAAGTCTGCTGCCGAGCTTGAGAAAGTTCCGCTCCAATGGGGCGGTGACTGGCGTACCTTCAAAGATGGTCCGCATTGGGAGCTTCCTTGGAAGCAATATCCGAAGGGGAAATGATATGAACTTTTTGCATTGGCTTTTGGCCCGACTGAAAGAACCGAGCACCTATGCTGGCCTATCTGGTCTCGCACTGGCTTTCGGTGTGTCCAACGAAGTATACACTGCGGCTTCCACCGCACTCGCTGGCGTTGCTGGTCTGGTCGCTGTTGTTCTGGCTGACCGCGCCGAGAAGTCTGAATGATGAAGTTCCTGACGACCCTGCTGGCTGTTATCGACAGGCTGTTTGCATTCTTCGACCAGCAGCATTGGAAGCGGCAGGGCCGTCAGGAAACCGTCAAGGAGATGAACGATGCGATTAACCGACAGATCGAACTTGGCGAAGCTGCTATCGCTATCCCTGATCCTGAGCGCGACGAGCGGCTGCGTAACCGATTTGACCGATCCCGCGCCGATCAATAGCTATTGCGAGATAGCCAAGCCGATCAGCTACGACAGCACGAAAGACACGGCTGAGACGATAAAGCTGATCGAGCAACACAACAGCAAATTCGTTTGCGTTTGCGAGGGTGACTGCCCCTCCAAAATGGAGTAAATGAGTATATCATGGCTGGCGTGAAGATCACAAACTTCTTTGGTGTTGCACCAAAGATTTCACCGGAACTCCTACCGGAGACTGCCGGACAGATCGCACGCAATACGAAGCTCTATTCTGGCGACCTCATTCCATACCCGCAACCTGTCGTGGTTGGCAACACGGGTCGCACCGGCACGATCAAAACACTTTACGCGCTCAAGGACTCCCTTGGCGAAAACCAGTGGCTGTCATGGACCACTGACGTGGACACTGCCGTCGTGACATCGTCCGACATATCAGACCAGCGGTTCTATTATACCGGCGACGGTACGCCGAAGGTTAGCAACTACTCGCTGGCGTTCGAAGGGACAGGTCCGTACCCCACTAATTATTACGAACTCGGGCTGCCGCTCCCCGCAACCAAGCCGACTGTGGTGGTTACGCCATTCACTACGGCGATGACTGCGACCTACGAGCGTGACAATAACAACACCGCGACCCTGACCACTGGCTCACCTCATGGCCTGAAAGAGGGTGCCTACATCACGGTGACCGGGTTCAGCTATCTAGCTGGGTCCTATACCTATGTCGGCACCACGGTGACGTGCACTATCGCGAGCCACGGTCTTACAGGTACTCCGCAGGTTATCCTCGACTTCACTTCCGGTGACGCTATCGACGGCGTCTACACGGCTACGGTCACGGGGGTTAACACCTTCACAGTCAACGTCCCTGTGGCACCGACCGCTGTCGGCACTGTCCGCCTCAGCATGACCTCGTTCAACGTGACGGGTATACAGGCTACGGTCATCGACGCTTCAACCATCGAGTATTTCAGTCCGGGTCCGCAGATCGCAACGACTGCCTTCGCAGGTGGTAACATCGATCTCGGCGGTCCGACACAGTCACGCTCATATGTCTACACATGGTATACGCCGTGGGAAGAAGAGAGCATCGCGTCCGACCCGACTGATGATGTGTTCGTCAAGGAGGGGGTAACCATCACGGTCGGCAGTCTCCCGACTGCGAAGCCATCAGGCGATAACTTTGTACGTGGTATCCGGCTTTATCGCACGCTCGCCACTGCTACTGGCACAGAGTATTTCCGCCTCAAGACGCTGTGGTTTCCCACCGATCTGGCCACTGTCAGCCGGGCTAGCAACGTGTCGACTGTCAAGCTGGAGTTCCCGCACAACCTTGGTATCGGGGACCGGTTCAAAATCAGCGGATGCTCTGTTGCTTCGTTTGACATCACGGGCGGCATCGTCGTCGATATCCCTGATGACTATACGTTTACCTATGCGCAGGTTGCTGCCGATGTGACCACTACTACTGTCGCTGCGGGTACGCTCTACCACGACGTATCGGAAAACCCGCCTACGACGACTGCTCGGTACTGGGGCGACGGCGGCAACTATGATTTCATCGACGACTTCGATCCACTGAACCTGATCGATATCCTGACCTCGGATGAGTATGACGCGCCTCCTGATAACCTTGAAGGTTTGATCGCTGCACAGAACAACATCCTCGCAGGCTTCGTTGGGAATAAGCTCTACCTGACTGATCCTGCGGTTCCGCACGCATGGCCAATCGCATACGCAATCACCTTCGAGTATGACATCGTCGGTCTGGCTCCGGTCAACGGCTCGATCTTGGTCCTTACCAAGGGGTATCCCTATCTCGTGGCCGGGAGCGACCCGGCTGCTGGTATGAGCGTGCAACGCATCGACGCGCTTTATCCTTGCCTCAACCGCAAGGGGATTGTCGCTATGAACTATGGCGTGGTCTACCCCACCCATGACGGTATGGCCGTATTCTCTCCGGCCAGCGGCCCGACGATTATCACCCGGTCGAACTTCAACAACGACACATGGCTAGTGGAACTGGACCCCAACACCATCGTGGGCGAGTTCTATGGGGACGCTTATCTGGCGTCTCACTCTACTGGTGGCTTTGCCTTTGAGCCGGACAGGAACATCGGTGGTCAGTATGTCGACCTCGACTTTACCTATACTGCTTCGTGGTACGACTCCATCAGTGGGCGGCTCTTCTGCGTTACCGGCACCAACGGCGACGTGTATGAGTGGGATAACCTCAACCAGCCTGCGCTCACTCAAGAGTGGAAGTCCAAGGTCATCAAGACACCGGACATGATCAATCTCGGGGCGGCTCGGGTTATCGCTGACTTCGTTGAAGTGACAACGACTTGGGATAGTGCCTCGCAAGAGTGGCAAAACGACACGTCTCCATGGGCTACGGCGAACAACATCACGTTTAAGTTCTGGGTGGATAAGCAGTTGCTGATGACTACCACGGTCACCGACATAGGTACTTTCCGCCTCCCGACCGGCTACCGCTCCGACACATTTGAGGTTGGCGTCACTGGCGATATCCGGGTTCGGGCTATCCACCTTGGCGAAACTCCGCTCAGTCTGAAGGAAGCGTAATGGCTAGGTTTTCTGCAATACCTAATCCACCACAGTCCGAGATGACGGGCTGGCAATATTATATGCTCAACGCACTCAAGGAGAATGTGGACCTCCTGACCGGTGCGCGTGGTGAGAAAGACGCTGCAAGCCGGGCGATTACCAAGGCAGCGATCACGACTGCTCCAGTACCAGCGCAGTCTATGCGGCAGGTCACGGCCCAAGGGGCTGGGGTTAACATCGAAGGTGCAGTGGTTCCCGCATTGGATGACTATGTGGAACTACTCAAGAATGTACAATCGCTCGCTAACGATGTAGCAGCATTACGGAACACACTAAACACGCTTATTGGACAGTTACGAGGGTAATATGGAAAATCCTGTGATGACAGCACTGAACCCGCAGGTGGCCTCGACCACTTCGTTGGACCTTCCTCCGGCACTGGCCAGTATATTGGCTATGCCTGCGGCTAGCGCGGCTCCTGCCCCTATGGCTCCGATGGCCCCTGCTGGTCCATCACCCACACTCGGCGGCGCACTGGGCGGTCAGGCTACGGTTGCGCAGCAGCCACTCCCTAGCTTCCAAGAGGGCGGTATGATCGGCCCCGGCGGTATGCCGATGGGTGGACCCGCTCAACCTACTCAGCCTGCTGCTCCGATGGACCCAGCGCAACGTGACCAGTTGCTCAACCAGTCGATGCAGCAGAACCCGCAGGTCGTTCAGGAAATCCAAGCGACCCTCATGGCTGGCCTTCAGTCAGGGGAAGTGACCCCGCAGGAACTGAACATGATCATCCAGCTTACGCAGCTGGCAGCGCAGAACCCCGACATGTATCCTTATGTCCGCCAGTTCGCCATCCAGCAGGGTATCGCTGCCGAAGAGGACCTGCCTGCGCAGTATGACGAAGGTCTGTTGGTTGCCATGCTCACGGTTGCCAAGTCTGCACAGCAGTTGATACAAGGCGGTCAGCCTATGGCGACCGGCGAAGCGCCGATGACCGGTGAACTCGAAGCCACGATGCCATCGATGAAAGAAGGCGGCACGGTGAAGGGCAAGTCCGACGCTCCGGTTCCGATCATGGCGCATGAAGGCGAGTATGTGATCCCGAAGAATGTGGTGCAGATGAAGGGTCGCGAGTTCTTCGACCGGTTGGTCGAGCAGTACAAGGATAAAGCGTGAGTGAAGTAAGTATAGAACTTTTGTCGACGAATAGGGCCATCGCACTGTGGCCCGAGATCGCCCCCTTGGCGGAGAAGTCCGTCCGTGGTAACGATATGTCAGCTTCCGACATGGACGCACAGTATGTTTTCAACGCCATTTGCGCTGACGAGGCTGTGATCTTTGCGGGATTTATAGACGGCAAGTTGGAGATGGTCCTAGGATTTCAGTTTGCTGATGCCAATGGACACAAGTGTGCCGATATCATCGCACTGGCAGGTCGACACCTGACCATGTTTAAGCGGCGGTATTGGGAAGCCATCATAGCATGGCTACGAGCCAACAATGTAGAGTTTGTTGATAGCTATGTTCCGATTAATCGCGCTATGTTATACATGAATAAATTCGGGTTTGATAAATCCTGCGCACATATCCGGATGTCTCTGGGGAATTGATATGGGTAAAGTTGTAAAGACGGTTCTGAAGGTCGCTGCGGTAGCGGCTATCGCATACTTCGCTCCTCCGCTGGCGGGTGCCGCGCTGGGTTCTGTCGGGGTCTCTTCTGCTCTTGCGACTACGGCCCTGTCTTCTGCCATTGGCGCAGGTATGGGCGAACTATCTGGTGTTGGGTGGAAAGCCGGGGTCTTAGCTGGGGGACTAGGAGGCGCGAATAGTTCCGGTCTATTCGGAGGCGCTGCTCCTGCCGCTGGTACTGCTGGTGCGGCCCCCGCTTCTGCTGGCGCAGCCGGTGTTCCTGCCGCTGGTACTGCTGGTGCCGCTCTTCCGGGCGTCGAAGCCTATATGGCTACGCCGGGTTTCACAACCGCTGCCGCTGGTGAAGCTGCCGCCGCTGGCGCTACTGGTGCCGCTGCCGCGCCTCAGACTATTGGCCAAGCGCTATCCGGTGCAGCAGCCAGACCGACAAGTGTTCTGACTGGGGGCATTTCGAATATAACGAGGGGTCTGGGTGGCGCAATGGGTGCTATCGGTGCGGGTGGCCTTAACCTTGGCGCTGTCGCTCCCGGCTTGGCCGCTGCTGGCCTCGTTGGTACTCCGGGTGCTGCGATCACTAGGGCACAGCAGGCTGAACTTGCGCGTGCGCAGAATGTAAACGCAGCCATTACGCAGCAGCGTCTTGACCAAGCCAACAAGCTGATCGACGAAGCAGCCTATTACGATCCTGAGTATATGGCCCGGCAGGCAGCAGAAGCAGCCAAAATTCGTGGTGGTATCCAAGAGACCGAAGGAACCCGTGGCCTGACTGGTGAGCGGCTTGCCGCCGAACGTCGTCGCTATCGCCTCGGCACTGCCCGTACTGCGGGGTCGGCATATCAGCAGGGTTACGGCACTGGGGTTAGCGCACGCACACAGACACGTCAGGCTGGTATTCAGTCGCTCCCAACAGAATATCCGACGACAACAGGCGAAAGCAGTATGACGCTTGCGGATAGGTTCAGGGCTGATGAAGCCCGTCGTAGTCAGGAAGCCGGTCTTGCTGCGCTATTCGGGCAGGCACTGAACCGTCCGACCACCACTTAAGATAGGAACACTTCATGGCGATTGGTTCGTTTCTCGCTAGCGCTGGCCGGATTGGTGAAGGTATCGAGAGATACCAGACTGAGAGCGAACTGCGCCGCTTGCAGCAACAGCAGGCTGCCTTGACCCGTGGAGAACTGGCACGTCAGGAACAGTTCCGTCAGTTGCAGCTTGAAGCACCGACCGTCGAAGTCCCGGAGCAGGGTCTCCTTCTTGGTGCACCCATGCAGGTTGCCGAGCCTGAGTTTCCCCCCGCCGGTCGCACTGCCGCCGCTGGCCTTTTACCTGCTGCTGGTGCCGCCCCTGTCGCCGCTGGCGCTACTGGTGCTGCTCCCGCTCCTACCGCTCCTACCGCTGGTGCCGCTCCTGCTGCGCCCAAGCCTGTAAAACTTGGTGGCGTTACCATTCCCGGTTTCGACTCTCGTAAACCTGTACGCCTCAACGCTGGTATCGCAGGCTTCAAGAAAGTGGACCCCAACGCCTCGGACGTCCGACGCGCATATGCGACTGCGGCTAACCGGAACCGCCTTGACGGTCTACTCAATGAATTAGCTGGCGCAGCCAGCGCTCCGTTCAGCACCATCCGGAAACCGTTCGTTGGGCAGGACGAAAAGCGCCGCATAGAAATGAGCGATGCTGCTGGTAAGTGGTATAGTTCCGAGCGCGCCCGTGAGTATTTCAGCCGCAACCCTGAGATGTTGGCCGTTGCGCAGAAGAACCCAGTTGAGTTTTTCCAGAAGGTCGGGGCTGCGAACCTACAGGCAGCTGAAGTCGAGCGCGCCAAACGTGCCGGTGTGACTACGCCTGCGGCCACCGCTGCTGCACCCGCGCAAGGCGGTCTGTCGTCGACCATCGCAAGGATCGCTGGTGCTGAGAGTGGCGGTGTTGCTAATCCGTATCAGACGCCCAACCTTGCCGGTGCTTCATCGGCATTTGGTAAATATCAGTTCACTCGCGATACGTGGATCAGCACCTACCGCAAACTAAATCCACGCACCGGTCTGAGCGACGACCGCATCTGGGCACAGCGGACCAACCCTGAGTTGCAAGAGCGCCTCATGGTCAAACTGACGCAGGATAACTCTGCAAAGTTGGAGAAAGCGGGTCTCCCAGCTAACGACGCCACGTTGTATCTGGCGCACTTCCTTGGTTCTGGTGGTGCTACTAAGCTCCTACGTGCCGACGCCAACACACCTGTGGACCGCATCCTCGGTCAAGACCAGATCAACGCTAACCCTACCGTATTGCGTGGTAAGACTGTCGGTCAGGTTGCACAGTGGGCCGCAGGCAAAATGGGTGGTGCTGCTCCTGCCACAGGGGGTGCCCCCACCGGAGGCGTCCAAGTGGCCAGTGTTCAGGATACGCCTGTCCCGGTTCGCATCGACCCGTCGAATTTCTATCTTGCCAACCCGAACGCTACTTCGCGGGACACACGCATGGCGCTTCAGAACCGGCAGGAACTTGCCCGGATGGCCGATATGTACCGCCGTGCTGGTATGGGTAACGAGTTCACAGCTGCACGGCTAAAGCTCATCGAACTGGATAACAGTCTGGTCTATCTTCAGGGTATGCAGGGCCTACAGGAGTTGGCTCTGGCTAATGACCCTCGCCGTCTTGCCGCAGTGTGGTCTGACTATGCTGGCGTTCCTGTCCAGCTTCAGCCGCAGACGGATGGCTCGTTCAACATCCTAGTCAATGGCCGGGTTACGCAGCGTGGTGTTGCTCGCAATGCCGTAATCGATGCAGCTAGGTCGTCGTTTGACAAGCAGTATGTGCAGACGCAGTCCGCAGCCGCTGCGGAACAGGCCACCGAATATTTCAAGAGCCAGCTTCGCATGACCGAGGAAGCAGCCAAGGCGTCGGCTAAATTTGCTGCTGATATCCAGCTCAAGCTCCTCGAAGGTGAGAACGCACAGGCCACTGAGATGGTCAAGCAGATGGACCCGAACGGGAAAATCACGATGCTCCCTGACGGTAGCGGACAGGCGATCCTTCAGGTGCAAGGTCAGACGTTGCTTATTGATAAGGGTGGTGTACAAATAGAGGGCGCACCCGAGGGTATGATTTCAGGTCCGTCTGCTCGACCCATCGGCGGTTTGCCGCAACGTACTGTAGGTGTTGGTACTGGAGGATAATAATGGCTCAGGCCGGTCTGTCGAATTTGAACCCGCTAATACCCTCGGCGGGTTCCGACCTTAATCCTTTGGTCAACCGCACACCTCCGGCCATGTCCGGTCTTGATGCGCTCCAGCAGAGCATGGCTGATATCACGGCCATGGGCGAAGCAGCCCGTGCGCAGGTGCGTGCTCCTGAGATTGCGGCCCCTCCGGTGCAGCAAGCGAGCGGACCTACTATTGCGTTCAGCCCATCTCGTGGCGAGTTCTTTGTGCAAGGTCGCACATTCTCCGAGGACGACGCGCAGAGCGCGCTTGAGAGCGAGGCTCTCCTTAGCCAGCCGGGCGCTCCTCTCCCCGCTGGTGACTGGGTCTCTGTGGACCCACAAGCCTATGCCGGTTATCTCCAAGGGATAAAAGAGCCGAGCCTCGGCACGCTGTTCTCCAAGGGTATCGGTCGTGGTGTCGACACTACCCAGCTTCTGATCGGTCGCGGCCTTCAGCTTGCTGGGGCAGAAGAAACTGGCGGTCGCATTGTCGCACAACAGGCGGAAGACCTGCGCCGTGGGATGCCGTACTCACGTCAGTTCACTGACATCGAGGACCCCGGTGATGCGCTTGAGTGGTTCGTCGCAGGCTTCGGTGAACAGGTACCCAACCTTCTTGAGTCCGTCGCTGTCGCAGGCGCTGGTGCCCTTGGCGGCACATTCACTGGTGGTCCCGGTGTCGGTACAGCTGCGGGTGCTCTCGCTGGCCTCGCTGGTAAGTCTGCATTTAAACAGCAGGTTCTTTCTGCTGCTCGTAAGAAGGCAGCCGGTGAGGTCCTCGACCAAGCCGAGAAGAAAATTCTCCGCAACGCAGGCGCTCTCGTGGGGGCCACAGCGGCAACATTCGCTAACAGCTACCGCACAGGCGCGGCTGATATTTACGGAGAATTGCGTGAACAAGGCGCTGACCCAGATGACATCTCATCCAAGATGCTCGCACTTGCAGGGGCGTTTCCTTATGCAGCTGCGGAAAGCGCTACTGAGTATCTGTTGGCTGGCCGTATCTTTGGCGGGATTGCTGCTCCTCGTGCCATTCCTACTGGTACTTCTCTCCCTCGTCGTGGTGCTGAACTTTTGCGCCGTGGTGCTGTGGGCGGTGCAGTGGGTGGTGTCGCCGAGGGCGGTACGGAGCTTGCGCAGGAGTCGCTACTCCTAGGTCTGTCCGATCAGGACTTCAGTAAGCCTGAGAATATCGAGCGCCTTATCAACTCATTTGCTGCCGGTGCTGCTATCGGCGCACCCATCGGTGGTATTGCCAACCTCAGAGGGACCAAGCCTGCCAGCTTGCTGGGTGGGGAAGCCGAAATGCTGGCGCTACCCCCGCCTGCGAAACAACTTCCTGCACCTCCTCTGCGTTTGGCTGGACCAACTGCACCCACTGATATGGGCGGACCGCCGCTGCTTCCTGCACCCATGGGTAACCAAGGCACACTACCACTGACAGGTGGTGGTATGAATGTCATTGTGCCGCCCGCGCCGCCCGCCGCTGGTCAGGTGGAAATGTTCCCCGGTGCTCCCCTTGGCACTACTCCTGAAGTTGACACTAGCCAACTCGAACTGCCGTTCGGCACTGGGATTGTACCTGCGCAGCAGGCTGGTCTGCCTGAAATCCAAGATGTCCTACCGTTCGAGTCGGGTCTGGCACCTCGCTATATCGCACCCACTGAGGCTGCGCCGGGTACTCTCTCGGATAACCCTGTGCTGCGAGCAATCCAGCAGCGGCAACAGGAAGCGGCCATGGCTGCCCAGCGCCAAGCTGAGTTTGAACAAGCCTTGGCTGCCCGTGCTCCTATCCCTGAAGTCGACGCGCTTCAGCAGCGACTGGCTGAGTCTCAGCCGTTCATAGACGTTGTCGGTACCGAGGGCACACTTTTACCAGAACCTATCTATGGCACTACTCCTGCACAGGCCGCTGAAGAATGGCGTGCACTGGCCGGGCGCGGTCGCCCCAAACCCTTCGCTAGCTTCCTACCTGAAATCCAGAACCAGTGGATCGATGCACTCAACATGGCGCAGGCGGGTGAGCTTACTGTCGACGATCTCAGGGCCATCCGTACTGAACTGGTGGCCGCAGAGAATGCTGCGCGCCTTACGAAGACATCGCCCCGCACTGTTGTGACGGGTACCATCACGCCACCCACCCCACCGAAGGGAGGAAAAACCCGTGCCCTTAAAAAGCCAAAAGCAGCTGCGGTTCCTCCAGCGAAACAACCCACAACTCGCGGAGAAGCTCTCAAGCGACCTGCTGCCCGAGCAGCTGCAAAACCTGCCGGAAAGCCTGCCGCCAAGCCAGAAACAAAAGCCGAGGTCACAGCCGCACCTGTTCAGGAGGGACAAGGAAAAGCTGTTCAAGTTCTGAAGAAGGGCAAGGCACAGGCCGAAGAGAAACGTAAGCCCCGCAAGCAAGCTCCGTCTCTCGCCGAAGATCGTAGTGAGATGACCGATGCCGACCGGGTGGATGCTGCCATTCGTGTTGTGGAGGAGGCAACGACCCGAGCAATTCGCACTGATGTCAGTGACGCATATTACGATATCTTGGAGCTTGCGTTCTTCGAGCGCCTGTCCAGTGGCACAGTCGAGGGCCGCAAGGCGATCCAGACCAAGGCCCGGAAGTTTCTTGAGGAACCCGCTTCGAAGTGGCTTCAGCCTCTACTGGCTAAGGCGTTCCGCGATATCGTGCTGCGTGAGGATACGCTCCCGGTTGATGGTCCTTGGTTCCAGTTCATGCTGGACAACGATCTGACTGATGCGTTCCCGGCTAAGGCGAAACCCAAGGTCACCAACATCGACAAGATCAAGGACGCTGCGCTCCGGGCGCAGGCCGAAGAGATGTTCGTGGTAGAGAAAGAGCCTGCGGTCGCTACGCAAGCGACATACCAGAGCAGGTTTGTGAATGTCGAAGCCGCTGTTAATAAGCTGACGTCTCTACTGGCTTCGATGCCCAAGGTCATGAGTTTGGACCGCCCGTTCGTGTTCCGTCAGGAGCAGTATGAGAACTTGCCGTTCGCACTGGAGGACCTCTTCGCGGAGACCAACGAGGCTGACCGTAATGTGTTGGTCAATGGCTACCCGCTGAAGGACTATTTCACCACGGACGGTGAAGCCAAGTTCGAGACCACACCCAGCGGCCTCAACACTCCGTCTGCCAAGAAGGACGACGACGGTCGTTTCGCTTTGGTTGCGTTCAATCAGCCAGACAAGGCCGATCCCGCTGTGGGTAAGCTGCGTATGGTAGTTACGCAGTTCGTATCCAAGCTGACGACTAAACCCAAGGTCTCGGTGTTCCGTAACCAAGGGGATATGAAAGAGCAGAACCCGGCACTCTACCGGGAGGCTGTGGCCGCACGTCCTGAAGGCGACTTCGATACTGCACTGGCTGCGGGTTACTCGTTCGGCGACGGCAACGTCATCATCTTCTCGGATCGTATTGCCAACGAGCAGCATCTCAAGTTCGTGTTGGCACACGAAACCTTTGGCCACTTCGGTCTGCGCGGGATCATCCCGACCAAGCAGTTCGACGCCGTCATGGAAGCGATCTACAAATCCAGTCCGGCTATCCGCAGCGATGTGGATATTGCCATGGCAGACCGCGACCAGTCCCGTTCAGAAGCCGTCGAGGAATATCTCTCTGACTTCGCTGGCGTGCTGGATACCAGTGTCGTGGCCCGTATCTGGAATGCTATCAAGGATGCTCTCAACAAACTGGGCGTCAAGTTCGGCGATGAGATGGTGCGCTACATCCTGAAGCAGTCACGATCCTACGTCCGCAGTGGCAAGTCGAGCATGTTCGACGTGGCCAAGGTCTTCACCGATCTCCAAGACGTGGAGTATGGCAAGGGGTACGCATCCACCGGGCGGTTCAGCACAGTGGGAGATATCTACGCAGACAATCGCACGGCTGAACTGGTACGCGACAACATCGCTAATGCTCCGCTGAACTGGGAGAAGGCATGGGCCACGGTTAAGGGTGTCGCTGGCAACAGCACCGACCGGTTCGACCGGTTCAAAGCTGAGTTCCTCAGCCTCGCCAACTTCCGGTCCCGCAACAACCCCGGTCTCAACCGCTTGGAGGAAATCCTCGAAGCAGCGCGTGACCTTACGTCCAGCATCCGGGTGTCCAGCAACGAGCGCAACGCAGATGTATTCGACGCCGCTGTCTTCGGGAAGTATTTCGGTGTCACCGAGGAGCAGACTGACTCGATCAACAAGCTGATGTACTCAGCCCAGCGCTTTGCAGTGGGTAAGATCAAGGACATCCGTCAGCTTCGTGGCGCTCCGCTCTATGACTTCCGGGACGGTGTGCTCACACCCAACCAGCCTGAGATCGACAAGCTCATCAAACAGGGCATGGTCACCTTCGAGCAAGCACGGGACGGGTTTACCTATGAAGTCCAGCTTCCTGACGGAACCACGCGGGATGAGCGTTTCGCTGGTATCCCCGGTCTTACCAAGCAGAGCATCGAGTGGCGTGGATATCTCAGCCTGCGTGAGACGGTCAACGATGTGGAACTTCAGCTTCTGCGTGCCCGTTATCAGAGCCTGTTCGAAGATCAGCAGATCGCGTTCAAGCAGTTCGACGAATTGGTGGAGAACAAGCGCCTGACCGGTGCCGAGCGTGACTTGCTGCGCCGCATCATCAAGACCTACAACGATCTCTACACGGCGGATATTACCTTCGACGAGCGCGGCTATCCCAAGCTCAACGCTGAAGCCATGGAGAACGGCAACGACTTCGTCGTGGCTATCAACAAGGCACTGACCCTCGGTCAGGACCGGGACTTCAATGAGGTTGCGCGGTTCTTCGAAGGCAGAATGGCTGACGATATGGTCGCCAAGCTGCGTGAGTTCCGCACACGACTGAAGATCGGGGCCGACAACAAGTTCACCATCCAGAACCGGGTGAAGCAAATCCTGATGCTGGAGGTATCGAACGCTGACGCTGACCTCTACACCCGCCGCACACTGGCCACTGGCTATACTCCGTTGCTGCGTGAAGGTCAGTTCCAAGTCCGTGTCGAGGCGGTTAACCCGCGCACGGGTAAGGTCGTCCGTCTGGCTGATGCCTATCGCGAACAGCTTATCTACTCACAGGTGGAGAAGCAGAGCGAGGCACAACAGATCGCCGCTGGCATCAACAATATCTTTAAGGATAAGACCTACGAGGTCGACGCATACAGCCAAGAGAGTGGTGACTTCGTCAAGCAGAACGTGGTCTTCCGGGCTGTGCCTGAGACCGCACTCGACGCTATCGCCGGTCCTCCGGAACTAAACCTCAACGAGTTTGTGTATGGTTTGCGTCAGCTTGATATTGTTTTGACTCCGAAGGAAGTCGAGCGTGTGGTCACTGCCTTGACCAAGCAGAACAGTTCGGCTCGTAACCGACTGCTGCGTGCGTTCACTCCCGGCGCTGATCCGGATGCCATCAAAGCGATCTCGCGGCATATCGACTCGCGTGCTTCGACCATCTCCAAGACCATGATGCGTCCGCAGTTGAGCGAACTGATGAACCTGAGCATGGAGTCGACCCAGCGCCTGTGGAATGGTGACGCTCGTTTGCTGGCTGAACTCAAGGCCGCAGCAGAAAACACCAACTTGTCGCCTGATGAGCGTGTTCTCGCCCAGCGTGAGTATGAGCGGTACAAGTTCATGTACGACCAGACCAATCCGAAGGGTAAGCCCAAGCGGACGAACCAGTTCTACAATGAAGCGTCTCGTACCGTGTCGTTCCTCGACGATAACCGCAGCGTGACCGAGTCCAACTTCGAAAGTGGTGAGGTTGTCTCGCAGGTCCGTGCTGCTACCAGCATCATGCAGCTTGGTGGTTCTATCGCTACGGGTGCGCTCAACCTGATCAGTGCGTACACCAACGGCTTGCCGTTCCTCGCCAGCTACAATCCTAGCAATGGCTTCGGCGGTGGCTTCGGGATCGGTCCCTCGGTTGCTCAGTTCCACATCGCTGCCAAGCAGGTCGGTGCTCTGGGTATCGCCAACATGAAAGCCAACACGGCTGAGTTCTACGACGAGGTAGCCAAGAGCAAGCAGCTTCAGGATAAGTATGGACTGGCAGTGCATGAGGCTGAGTTCATCGCACGAGAAATCCGTGAGGGTGCCATGATCCCGGCGCAGACCAACGCGCTGATCAACACTGCTCGTGGGCAAATATCGTCCGGCTTCGCACGCAAATTTATCGATGGTTGGATGCTGCCGTTTAACCTTACGGAGCAGGCATCTCGCCGCACATTGGGTCTGGCTGCCTATCGCCTTGAGTATGCGCGCCAGATTGCCGGTGGTCGCAGCGAGGCCAAGGCCAAGGAAGCGGCCCGGCGTTTCGCCGTCGATGCTCTGAGCCTGACGATGGGTGAGTACTCAGTGCTTAACCGTCCTCCGGCGTGGCGTTCGGGTATCCAGTCCTTCCTGTACATGTACAAGGTCTTCCCGACCACCTCGATCCAGCTGTTCTCGAACATGTCGCGCAACGGTAAGATCGCCATGCTGGCTTCTCTGTGGCTGCTCTCTGGCTTGCAGGGTCTACCGTTCGCCGAGGACCTTGAGGACTTGATCGACACACTGGCTCAGGCTCTTGGGTTCAAGGTCGGCAGCATCCGCATGGAGATCGCCAAGTTCATCGACGGTGTCTTCCCCGGCATGTCGCCTTACTTCCTGCAAGGTGTGGTGAACTCGGCAGTGCCTGCTGATATCGCTGGTCGTGTCTCCATCGGTAACCTGTTCCCCGGCACTGGCATCCTCCTGTCGGGCGCTGATGTTGGCCGCGAACTTACTGACATCGCTGGTCCTGCTCCGTCCGCCCTGCTGGGTTCGGCTCAGTTCTTCGCTGACCTGATGCGCGTACCGTTCTCCGACCGTATCCAGCTGATCGATGTAGCGCGTGAGGCTCCGGTGACCATGCTCCGTGCAGCCGGTGATGCTGTCGCTTACGCCAAGTCCGATGCCATCGTCGACCGCCGTGGGTATGTTGTGGCTGATGAAGCCAACGCTGCGGTTATCGCCACTCGTTTGCTTGGGTTCTACCCTAGCGAAGCGGCACAACAGTATAGCGCGATCCGCGTCGCTACCCGCGTGACCGACTATCAGCGAGATGTTGTGGCAGGTTTCCGTCAGGCATGGATCAAGGCCACGATGGAAGGAAACACTGGCCGCGCCCGAGACATCGAGGACGCAGTGGACGAGTGGAACAAGGGTGCCAAGGGCACTGGTCTTGAGATCGCCGACTTCCGCCGCCGTTCGCAGCGTGCTCTGAAGGAAGCCCAGCGACCCGCCAAGGAGCGAATGCTGAGGACTACCCCCAAAGCTGGCCGCGAGGATATCGAGAAGGCGTTCGACGCCCTGTCCTACTAAATAACTTTTAACTGCCCGAGCACTTGCGTGTCGAATGCCTGATCAGCTTCGTCGAGAATACCACGCAGTCTCGGGTGGCAGAGGTTGATCTGGACCACATAGGACTGCCCCATCTTGATGTCGGTTCCTTTACCCAGATACGCCTTGTTGTTCTTCACCGGGATGACGATGTTCTCAACCTCAAGGTCTCGGACAAGCTGGCGGTAATCCACTTGGTGTGACGCCAACCAACTACGGAAGTGCGTCCGGTCTACCATCACAGTGCCATGGTCGAAGACACCGTTCGGTTGGTTACGTCGAATGTCGTACCGTATCCTGACCTCGCCCTGTGGCATCCGGTTGAACAATGGGGTCGGTGGCTGGCTGGCCGTGTGCATGACCGTGAGCGCAAGTCTGGTGTTGTCGCTGAGATATTCTGAGAAGATATCGAAGCTGTCCATCTTGTTGGCAGCGATGTTTTCCCTGATGGTCCCGGTCTGTTGGAGTACCCAGCGGATGGCCATGGCCGGATCGAACTTAATCCAGCCTTGTTCTTTGGCTATGCGCAGTGCCAAGTCAGTCAGCACGATGGCGATTTCCCAGTAGCGTTCCTCACCGCTGAACTCGGCAGGATATCTCTGTGGGAATGTGGTCATCGCTTCGTCGATCATCTCCTTGATCGCGACAGGTCCCAAGGCAAGCAGGTGCTTGACGAACCGGGGTCCGACCCAGCCATAGTTACCCGTGATGAATTGGAATATCTTGCGGCCACCTGTGGTGCCGTCTGCGAAGACGGGGTGTGGATCGACTGTGACTTCCAGAAGGCGCATCATCTGTGCATCTGTAGCGCTGCTCATGGCAGCCAGCTTGGTGGCCCACGGGATGTTGGTCGAGATCGTCACGCTGGTTGCCCAACGCTTGGTCTCCCGCTCCTCTGCCGAGCGGCTTAGGCGGGTCTTGTCCCGGCCCTGTGTGACCATGTACAGGAAGTCACCGACCTCTTTATCTGTCACCACCGTGGCTTCGTCGATGGTCATTGGCAGGTTGCAGTAGAAACCAAGCCGGTTGTACAGACTGTTCATCGTGAACTTGGCTGCGAAGTGTAGCTTCTGCGGATCACCCCACAGGGACTGCTGCCACAATTGGGCCAGAGACTTACCAGTACCTGTTTGCCCAGACAGCGACAGCGTCAGGCCGTTGAGACCGGTCAGTTCGATCATGGGTGTGGCGAGGCTGAACCCCAACGCGAACATCTGCGCTGGCATATTGGCAGCTTGCAGTACCGAGGTGAAGTCGATCCATCCCTGCTCGGTGCCAGCGGTGCCGTAAAGCTCACCGCCCAGACGTTGGCTGCCCGAGGACAGAGTGATGTTCTCTTCGACGACTGTGCCGTCTTCGAGCCTGCGGAGCAGCGTGTTGCCATGGACGAACTGCTTGTAGTCATCCTTCCAGCCCATGCTGTTATAGAGGTTGGTCATTGCGCGCATCTCGCGCAGCTTGTCCATGTAGGTGCGAAGCATAAACTGAAAACTCGCGGTTTGTTTTTCTGTTTTGAGGACGATCCCCTGATCAGCGACGGCGGTTGTGAACTCACGTAGACGTGTGTCTGTGAGGTATGCTTGTCGGAGTGACAGTTCCTGCCACCCCATGTGTTTGCGGTCCCAGTGGTAGCGGACGGTCTCATACCCGAGTGCTTCGTCCCTGCCGTACCCAACGGGGTAGATATCGAACGGGCAGATATCGATGTCGGTGCCATCCACAGTCTGCTTGATGCCCGATGAAGTGCGCTTGTAACTCCGTGGCATCGGTACTGCGGCACCGACTTTATCTGGAGCCGTTTCGGATATTTCGATTGCGCTGAACTGTGTGCCGATCTGCGTCGGCGCTGTGATCTTACCGGCGAACTTGCACCCCTTACATCCTGCGGGGCGCTCCTCTAGGAATTTCTTACAGGTGGCAGGGCCAGAGACAGACTGCTTCCAATGCTCCATCTTGCGGACGGTGCGGCTGCGCTCGAAGTCTGGGTGCTGGTTGGACCATGACACTGCCGTGTTCTCAGCATCGATGCAGAAGGCAGCGACACCCAGCATGGCGTACCAGAACGGCTCACTGACTTCCTTCTGGTTCTCGACGCCCCACTTGATCTGCTGGCACTTGGATGCGACGGCATCCGGGTTGGCGTCCGGGAACTCGCTGTCAGTAGAGAGAGCTTGTGACAACATGCTTGTGCGTGTTGAGCCGCCGAACGGACTACTAATACCTGCAACGCTTGTGTTGACGATAAATCCACTGAGCGCATTGCGCAGTGCGTCGGCATCGACCATCGGTGCGTCGATCAACAGTTTGACTTCGGCCCCGCCCTTCGGGTTGATGGTGCCTACAGGTCGAAGCAACCGGGCGCTGTCACCCGGCACGCTCATATCGATTGCAAAGCCCTTCGCCTTGGCTGCTGCCTTGAGTGCGAGACCCAGTGGTCCCCACTGCGCAGGCGCAAGCGCTTCGGCCAGTACCCAGTAGACATGCAGGCCGTTGCCGGAGTGCACGATCATAGGTTTGGGTAGCTTCAGGTCAGCGATGAACTGACTGAGGGCGAGTAGCCCGTCCTTCCATGTGTCGTAAGGTTTATCTGGGCCACAGTCCACGTCGATGAACAGGGTCTGGGTAAGGTGGGTGTTGCGCTGACTGCGCTCTGAGTTGTCCTGCATTGAGGAGACGGCGTAATATACGTTACCTCCCCGCTGGCTTGCCGATTGTGCTGCTACTGCTAGGTCTTCTACCGAGTCGTAGAACTTGTGGATCATCCCTCTTGGGGTCAGCTGTGCACTGACGTACACACCTTCCGGTGGGAGCACCCTCTCTAAAAATGTTGTTATGTCCATGTTGCCCCTGCGTCTGTGGGGGGATTGCTCCCCCCACTCTTCAATCTTGGTTGAGTATCTGTTGGAGGCGTTCCTTCCTCTGCTTCTGATCTGCGGCGATCACCTCCGGCATGGGCCATGCGTGCTCTGTCATAACCCCGAGCAACCTCTTTAGCATAACCCGGACAGCCTCGTCATTGGATTTACGGATCGGTTTACCGCGTAACCAACCATAGTATGTCGCACGGGTTATACCAAAGAGATCGGCCATGTCCTGAATTGTCAGGAGCATGTGCTTCCGCAGCGCCTCCACCTTGGTGAAGTCGATGGCGGACTTAGTCATCGCTATCCATACCTCCTACCAGCGCGGCGATCTCGTCAGCCAGAGACATAGCATCGCCTTCCGCAGCTACTGCCGCAGGGGCAGCCTTCGGTTTGGGCGCAGCCTTTGGTGCTGGAGCCGGTGCTGGGGCTTCCTCTTCCGCAGGTTTTGCTGCACCGAAACCACGCTTCGGAGCGGTCGCTTCAGGCGCAGGGGCAACTGGCTCTTCCACGACTTCAACCGGGGCGGGTTTCGGTGCAACAGGCGCAGGCCGTGCGGCCTGAACCGGAACTTCAACAGGGCGGCTATTAGTTTTCTCGCCAGTGATCTCAAGGACTTGGTCGCTACCAAACAGACCATCGACTGCACCCTGCGTCTCAGCTTCGAGGAACCCACCAAAGCCGAACTTCAGCTTGGGGAAAGACGCATCGGTATCGAACGACAGCACAGTCTTGACCACCTCGACAGGGATGCCACGGACGGTCAGTTCCTTCTGGTACTGGTTGAGGCCCTTGAGTGCGGCAGGTGTGACCTGAAGCAGATAGACCGGACCAGTGGGGTCCTCAGCTGCCACAATGGCAAGACGCTTCTGGTCGGCACAAGCCTTGATCTGTTGGCCGTTGGGGCTGATCTTGGAACCCCATGCGTTCATGGGGCATGACGCACACAGATCGTTCTCAGGATTTTGGACAGCGGCGTCAGGGCCGATACCATCCAGCGAGAAGCAGTCAGGGCCAGTCGGTTCGTCGTTGGGGTCCCACTGCTTGGCATAGTAGGTCTTGGACAGGCGCGGGTTAGCGCCGACGATCACCACGTTCAGCTTGGTCTGGTCAAGGACCGTCTCGGTCTTACCTTCGACGATGCGGAACCGCGAACCCTTGAGGCTGATGCGGGGGTACGAGTCGCCTGCCGCAAGGCCAGCGGCCAGTGATGCTGCCAATGCCGACTGCTGGCCGATACGGGCAGCGAGGTGGGCAGGTACTTGGATGTTGGTAGGTATAAGGGACGTGCTCATAAATTCTCCTGTGTTGAGCGTTGATTAGTAGTTGGGTTTACTCTGAGTGGCGAGGGAGCCAGTTGCGGTGTAAGCGGTCGTTCCGGTGTAAGCGGTAGTTCCGAAGGTAAGGTGGGGCTTGTCGAACAATTCGTACTGGGACCCGACACCAATGGCTTCTCGCGCTGCGTCAGCCACGATATGGTTGGCGATTGCCTCAGCGTCCTTGCAATATGTATATGTCGGCAGTGTCATGGTCTGGTTTATCAGCATCTTGTTCGTGGTCCTTATGATAAAACCGTTGCTGATCTTGTACGCGGTGACGGATGCCGCCGTCTCAGCCAAAGAAGCACCGATGTACTGGTTCCGCTTCAGTTCCGCTTCATAGTTATCCGGCGCAATCGCGGGTTCGACGCCGAGCCATCGATGCAAAAATCGTTTGATCATTTAGTCCTCCACTCTGGCAGTTGGTTTACGTACGCTAACTTCGATCTTGGTGCCATAGTTTACACCCGGCGGAACAGCCTTGTTCTGCTCGATGTAGCCACGCACTGCGGTCTTGTTCACCGCCTTGTTGAGTAGGTCGAAGGCACCGGTATCCTTGATAAAGTTCAGTGTCGCATCCCAGTTCTCGACATTGGCATAGTCCTTGGTAGTCAGGAATGCTGTGCCGTGCTTGGTCTTGAACGAGGTAACACCCAATGTGTCAGCCTGTCCTTTGATCCACGCCTCGATCTTGGTCATGTTGGCTTCGATCTGGGATACTTCGTCTTTGATCTGGGCTTCGATCTCTGCCTTCTTCAACCGGAGTTTCATATAGGCCGCGACGGCCTGATCCACCGTGATAGTCATCGTCTTGTTTCCTCTTGGATTAGGTCGAGCAGCAGACCTTGTAGCTTTTGTTTATTTCTCAGCCGCTCATACGCTCTGTGTTCAAGATCGGTTGCCTCGATATGGATGACATTCGAAGTCTTGTTCTTACCGATCCGCTCGATACGCCCGTTTGCTTGGACGTATGTCTCGTTGCTGTTGACAGGTCCGTACCAGATGATGGTTGATGCAGTCGTCAGCGTAAGCCCGTGGGCCATAGTTCCGGGGTGGGCGATCAGGACATGTGGGTCTTTGCTATCCTGAAAGTCCTTGAATATCACGTCACGCTTGGAGGATGACACCTGACCGTTGACCACGCCGACAGTCCAGTGCTTCGATAGTTCTTTCTCCAGCATGTGCAGTGTGCCGGTCAGCGGCACGAAGACGATCACTTTCTCCCCTGCTTCCTCGATGATCTCCTTGACCACCTTGACCCGTGGGCTGGCATCGATCTCAATATTCTGCCCGTCATCACCATAGGCCACGCCACAGGCGATCTGGATTAGCTTCTGTACCTTGACCGCCTCGTTGACAGCGCTGATCGTACCGTCGCTACCAACCTCGGCGATGAAATCCTTGAGCATCGCTTTGTAATGCTTCTGCTGCTCAGGTGTCAGCGCAACCTGACGTGTCTGGATGATGGTCTCAGGTAGGTCGAAGCACTCGTCGCGGGTAAAGCGGACGGCAGGTTGCAGGATGTCCTTCACAATGTCTGTGGACTCTGGACGCGGCACATATTTCCACTGCCCGATCTTCATCATCACGGTCTCACGGAACGAAGTGAATGTGGATTTGCAGTTGGGACTATCGACCAGCTTGGCCAGTGCCCATGCGTCAGTCGGATCATTAGGGGTAGGCGTACCGGTCATCAACCACAGACGTGCCTGTGTATTGTTAGCCATCCACTTGCGGAAGAACTTGAACCGCTGCGTGCTGGGGTTACGCAGCACCGCTGCCTCATCGACGATGACCAGATCAAACATACCCTCTGCTTCATCAGCGATGATCGAGAAGCCGTCATGGTTTACGATGTAGAAGTCCACGTCCTGTTGGAGCAGCTTGCGCCTACGCTCTGCCGTACCATGTAGCACGGCGAACTTGCGATGCGGGAAGCCGAGGAATATACCATCACCCCAGACACGTTCCAGTGTGGAGAGCGGAGACAGGATCAGAACCTTCTTCACCTGCTTGGTCTTGAGCAGATAGTCCGCTGCCCAGAGGGCAGACTGGGTCTTACCAGTACCGATATCGTTGAGTACCAGTCCCTTGTTGTGCAGGGTGAGGAATGCAGCTGTCTCCTTCTGGTGGTCGAACGGAGTGAACCGCCCCGGCCAGTCGTAATAGTGCAGGATCGGCGAGGGTGCCTTGATCCCCATGTTGTTGAGGACACGCACTTCATCAAGCCGGTGCGGTGCGACTACGAGGTCCATGCCACGTACAGAGATATGTTTAGCAGTGGGGATCGTATCGAGGATACGGTTGGGGTTGTTCAGCTTCAGCGCAAGGGCCTTGGCTTTTTCAATTACTAGCACAGATCAATGCCTCCACTTCGGCGATGGTGTCGTCGTCGCATACAAGGAACCATGCACCACCTGCTTCCTTGATCTCGCGCCCTGTCTTCCATTGCAGGGCTGTTGGTTTCTTTGTTCTGTCCGCCTTCACCTCGATGCCTACGAACCGACCCCGCACGATAGCGATGATGTCGGGTAGTCCAGACTTCCCAAATCCGTTGTTGCCGGGGTAGAAATACCAGACCTTATGCTTACGCAGCATGTCAGTCAGGCGCTTCTTAACCTTTCCTTCGGGGGTCAGTGCTGCCATATGTGGCTCCTACCATACGATACATGGGTGTCAAGTATTAAATCAGCGCCGCGCCCACTTACATGTGGATTGTGCAGGGCACCAACCACACAAACCGCTGGGTCTGGCTGGCCAGTTGTCGAAGTGCAGCGCCTGTTCGATGCGGCTGGTTGCAGACAGGATGCCACCCCAGATGCCGGTGATGTCCATGCGTGTGTAGGTCTCGCTGTCCATCTTCATATCCTTCAGCCAGACAAGTGTGGTCTTGACCCGCTGCACGTCAGGGAAATGCTTGAACACTTGGCCTGCGAATATCTCCATCTGAAAAAAGTCCGGCTTACGCTTGCCAGTTTTCCAGTCCATTACGACAGCATCACTACCCTTTAGCACAAGGATATCGAGCTTGGATCTGAGCCATGCGTCACTGTCCCACCAACCTGTCGGTGTGTGGTTGTCGTTTAGCACTAGCTCTTTTTCAATATGTAATTCACCGCCTGTAGCCAGCTTCTCCACACCTTTACACAGTGCTTCATAGTGGGCAACTTCCTGCGGTAACTCCAGATTTTCCTTGAGCCTACGCTCCAGCATCTCATGGACCCGCTCTCCATACTTGCTGGCCTCGCCGCCTTCGTCCTTGATATCCTTCAGGATACGTTGTCGGTAGTACCGTTGCGGACAGTTCTCGAACAGCTTGAGCGCTGAGTATGAGTGCGCCAGCCGGATACCTTTGTCTTCAGAATCTGATGTCATGTTCGTTCCAGTCATATAAATCCCAGCCAAAATTATCCCGGAGGAATTGCCGCAGGGTCATTTCCCAAAGCCTTCCTCGTATAACTCGATAGCGCGGATGGCGCCTCGCATGAGATCCAAGTGATCCAGTTTACCTTTTCGGTATTCCTCCGCAATAGTTGTATACGTCTCAGCCGAAGCCTCACGCGCACAAAGCAGCTTGCGGTCCGCTGGTGGTTGCTCGTGTTTTGCAATCATGTCGCAGAGGGCAAGGAAGGCTCCATCGCGTCGATATACATCGCAGTCAGCCCGCTTCGCAGCTTCGAGCAGAACCCAATCGGGTGGTGTTTCTGTGGTCATGGTTTCTTCTCCTTCAAATGCGCGTCGTAAGTCCACAGCCACGGTTGGCCTGCCTCTTTCCACCCGCCTTCTTGTGGCGCCTCAGTCTCTACGTCTATAAGGTCGGCATCACTGGCGAATAGGTTGTCCAGTGCTTCCCTCCGCTTGATAGCGGCGCAGGTGCAGCTACCGGGATATGCGCCGGTCGCGTCTTCGCACTCAGGGTGGTGTGCTGCACGATATTCGGTTCTTAGCCATTCATCCTGTCTGGACTTAAACGCCGCTAGGCCCTCCTGCGCACTTATAAGGGGCGCTGCTCCCAAAGCCTTACGCAACAGCTCGTTCTCGACGGTCAGGGCTTGGCCTTTTTCAAACCACAGCTTTGCTTCAGCAGCTTCTTTGTGTTTTGCGTTGAGCAAAGCCCGTCCGGACTTTTTCAGCGCCTCATTCTCGGCAGTGAGGGCTTCGATGCGGTCCTGCCGTTCCTTACAACCTGTGCAGTAGTTAGTGCGGTCAACGTCGGTCTCCTCCACATCCTCGCGCACCAGTCCCACAGCCTCATGTGGCACGTAGTAGGTTGAGCCAGCGATCCATGCCCAATTGGTTTGGCGGACGAAGTTCTTACCATCCACGCTGGTCAGCATGTCAGGCGTCCAGTGCAGCGGCTTATGTCCGTGATGCTTCGGGTTCCACTCTACAAAATCAGCCATTGCGGGGGGTATCCTTATCTAAAAGAATAATAAGAACGGCAAGCCATACCGCCGCGCAAGTATGGTATACGGGTTCGTTAAGGGCGATAGCTGTTGCGGCCCACAATACAGCCATGACCATACAAAATATTCTATTAAACATTAACAATCTCCATAGTTATCAGCACGTCCTGACTCGCAAGCTACAGGTAGGTCAGGTGCCCATGCTGGTGGTGTTGACATGATCTTTATGATCTCGGTCTCAGCTGCCTCTGCCGTATCAATAGGCACTACGCAGACATTCTCGTCATGCACTTGAAAGGCGACGAAGTGCCCGGCCTGTCCGATCAAGGTCATCTGCCAGCGCACGATGATACCAGCCAGAGCCTGCACGATATTCTCAGTGACCTTCCCGCCATAAATCTTGACCCATGGTAAGTCGTCAAGGCTACCACCTGTGACCCTATCCTTGATCGCCTTGCGATATGTCCGTGCGTCATTGATATACTGGAAACCGTCCTTGGTTTGACGCAGTGCAGGGTAGGTGATGCGCAGTTTGTTCGGCAACATGATGCCGTCCTTATCATAGGAGATGACCTCCTTTAGCATACCGTTCCGGTTGCCTGCCATGTCCTTGAGTATCTGGTTACAGGTCTGCCAAAGCTGGACGATCTTCCAATATTTCTGCCGGTAGAGGCGGACAATGCGCTCGGCTTCATGCTCATCGATGGTGATCTTACTGAGGGCCAGTGTCTTGCGGAACTTCTCAGCCCCCATGCCGTAGCCGAGGCCAAGGATGCAGGTCTTGCCCACAAATCTCTCCACTGTGTCAGCCTTGGTAATTGGCCTACCATATACGTCACTGGCAAACTCGGAGTAGACATCGCGCCCCTCGCGGAACGCTTGCACCAGATCATCCTGTCCTGCCAGCCATGCCACTGTGCGTGCTTCGATCTGGCTGGAGTCACAAGCGATGATCTCATACCCCTCTGGTGCCCTGAGTGCCTGCCGGATGGTGGTGTTGCCTCTGCTTGGCAGGTTCTGGAGGTTCACCTTGTCGCCACCTGAGAACCTACCTGTGTGTGCCCCATAATAGTTGAGCATGATAGGCAGCGGACCACGGTCAGCGATACCAATGAACGCATCGGTGCGGGTCTCTTCGAGGGTGGACTTGGTCCCTAGCCGTGCCTCAACCGCAGCCCGGACACGTTCGTCAGGGTGCTCAAGCAGGGCGAGAAACGCTTGGTCTGTCTTACTGAAAGCATAGGCTGACTTGCCAGTGCGGGGACTGGTCTTCATCGGCGGGTCAATACCCATCAAGTCCAGCATGGTAGCGAACTGGGGGTTACTCATAAGCAGGGTCTTGAGGGCAGCAGGATCGAACTGCTCACCCATACCGACAACACCGGCCAGTTCCTTGAGTATATCCTCCTTGCGCTGACGCACCTCACCGAGATGTTTCTCCAGCAGGGGTATGTCCAGTTCGATCTTGGGTTCAGTGTACATCCGCAGGGTCTGGTCAATCACCAACAACTCAGAGGGCGGTAGTTCCTTCTTCAGTTTCTGGAAAAGTTGGTATGTTATCTGTACGTCATTGACGCAGTAGGCAGCGTAGCGCTCCAGTTCTTCCTTAGAGAAGTCAGCGTATCGTTTACCCAGTGCGTTGATGACTTCGTCACCCTTGGCACCCAGCTTATAGTACTGAGCCAGCGCCTTGAGGCTACCGCCTACGGTCACATTATGGAGGGGCCGTGCCATCGACAGAGTATCCAGCCATAGCTTAGGCTTCACACCATAGTGCCAAGACAGGATGGCCCCATCGAAGGCAGTGTTGTGGCAGAGGATCGCTGACTTGGTGAAATCGACAGCGTCGAGGAACGGCCCGATCAGGTTCTTGGGTATCCACTTGGTCGGGCCGTCGTTCTTCTTGATGCCCATCATGATCGCTTCGAACTGAGGACCACGGACGTACCGCTCAGTAGTCATTTTAGAGAGACTATACTCCCGTGAATAGTAAGTTTCGAAATCGATTGTGTAGATGTGCACCGGGGTACTCCTATGTTTTACGTCAATGAGACTAGCTTATTATACAGCCTTGTCAAGCAGACCGTAATTTTCTGCGACCAAGCGCAGGTGGTGGGGCGCACTGCCCCACACACCGAACTCTTTGTCATACTCGCGGCACAGCACACGCAGTTCCGCATCGTTCTCACGCCGTGCTTTACGGATTTCATCCTCGACTTTGAGTACTGCGACAGCGCGCTCCATCATCGCTCTTTGTGCCTCGGTCATACAGACTTACCTTCCAGCCGATCAGCCACCAGCTTGGCATAGCCAGCGATATCCACCCAACTATCAGCATAGTCAGGGTCACCGTTGAGGATGCGCCCGATCTTATGGAAGATCATATCCAGTGCTTCCTGTTGGTCGTCGGCAAGCTGCTTGTTCTTCCCTATGAAAAAATCGTAGCTTACACGTTTCAGTTCCTGCGTGATCCGCGCATGGTCCTCGAACTTACCATAGCGTGAGCCGCGCTCGGCCAGCACTGTATCGATGCTTCCGCCGGTCAGAATCTGTACATCGGCAGGCTCAACTTCTGTAAACATCTCTGCTTGTCTCTCTGCTTCGTCTAGCTCTTTGCGCCATTCCTTCTGGACCTGAGTTACGTAGGCAGGATGACAGCCTACGCGGTCGGCGATCTGGAACTTGTTGAGGTGCGGGAAATCGGTAAACATCCGAATGATTTTGGTTCTCTTAAACATCATAGTCCTCCTATCTTACTCGCTGCCATGATGGCGGTTAACTTATTGGTGTCCAAAGTGGGCGCTTCCCGATCTGGTTTCGTACGCTCCACGATCTCTTTGTGTTTGTTCTTGGCGTACTCAGGCAGCAGTTCCCACAGCGGAGGCCATGCCTTAAGGGCAGGAGCCAGTGTCGAGTAAGAACTGAGCACCTTGGATACACCCTCGGTAAACTCCGATGCCTGTGTACGGATGTTAGAGCAGCGTGTCCTCCACGCGACAACCTCTGCATGGAGTTCGTCCCACACAGGGTCACGATTAAGTGCGACGTAA